CTTCCACTGATCGACGGGCTGCGTGGTCGAGCGCAGCCAGAACCTGCCGCTGAGGTTCACGAGGTCGAGCCGCTCCTCGAAGCTGAACATCACCTCGAAGGTCTGGCTCGCGACCGTGACCTGATGACCCATGCGCGGCAGGCGCAGCGGGCCGGCCACCAGCGCGGCCTCCCGCTTGCCGATCCGCACCATGTGCGTGGCGCCGAAGTTCTCCATCTCGTTGGCGGGCAGCACGCCCTCCAGCTCGCGCAGGCGGATGCAATGTTCGCGTGACATCTCAATCTCCCGTTGATTCGTAGACCAGCTCAGCGCGGGTCGAGTAGCCGCCGTGCCCGGCCAACAGCAGGCGGATGGTCTCCTTGCTGATCTCGACATCGAGCATCAGGACCGAGCCCTTGATGTGGGATGCGACCGCGATCGCCGCGCCCTTGCGCGTGCTGCAGTCCTGCACCTCTCCCTGTGCGTCCTTCACCAAGTAGAAATTCGTCATGGTCGTCATCTCCTGTTTCGTTGCCCGGGCCCGCACCGCGCGCTCCCAGAATGTGGGGGCCCTAGGCTCGCGCCCTGTTGTAGGCCCTGACACCCTGCCTTTGTATGCCTGTCACCACATGCCTGTCAACTGTTTGTTGTGAACACTACTTCAAGGATTTCCCTTACCACAGATACTTTGGTCATGTATGTACGCCACGCCTTGTTACGCAAATTTAATCCTGATACGTTTGATCAGGATTCGACGGACTGTATGTCCGGCCATGCTCCCGCAACAAAAAGTTGACAAGCTAAAAACCCTTCCTGTATGTTCGGTAGCACGCTTAGGAGATGACGATGTCAAAAGAGAAACCCTTGGAAGCCCGCTTTATGCCCGGATCGCTGGCGTGGCGCCTCGCGATGCTGAACACGGGGGACACCATCGCGGAACCCCGGCGCATGGAGCGCAAGGAGCTGAAGGACTACGACCGCGCCGCCGAGCACCGCCGGCTGGAGTCGATCGTCAACGTCAGCATCGCCCGCGTGGCGGCCAAGCAAGGCAAGACGTTCCAGACCGAGCGCTGCGCGACAGTGACCGCGCAGGGAGACGTGATTCTGCTGTGCGTGGTGACACGTACGGCCTAACAGGCTTCGCCTGACAGTCAACCGAACAATGTAAAATCAACGGAGAGTGGGATGACGACGAACGCACAAGCTGAAGTGATTGGACCCGGGATGACCCCCGCGCAGCTGCTGCGCGTGTGGGCGGGCAAGCTGGTCGAGATGGCCGACGCGCTCGACGCGGGGAAGCTCAAGGACTGCTGCGGCGCAGGCGAGATCGCGCTGTACGACGACGGCCAGTACCGCATCGACATCGAGATGCACCTGATCCCTCCCGACATGCCCACGAAGGACGAGCGCCTCAAGCAGTTCGTGTTGGCCCTGATGCCCGCTGAAGGCGGGAAACAGTAGCTCCAGAATGTTCGGCCCCTGAGGCTCGCTTCGGCGGGCCTCTGCGGGCCGGCGACTCAACCGAAACGAGAGTTCACCACTATGAAATGGCCGAAGATCATCGGAATCGCGGGCGCTGCCGGCAGCGGCAAGGACACCTGCGCACAGCAGCTGCACGACTACTACCGCTACGAGATCCGCGCGTTCGCGACACCCATCAAGGTGCTGTTGAACCAGCGGTTCGGGTGGACGATGGAGCAGTGGGAGGATCGCGCGTGGAAGGAGCGCCCGGACCCGGCACACGGCACGGCGTTCGTGCAGCACAGCGTGGACACCGTGACGGGTCCGTTCTCGGTCGGCTATCACGACCCGATGAGCCCGCGCAGCTGGGCCCAGTGGCTGGGCACCGAGGCCTTCCGCGAGCTGGCGGGCATGGACTTCTGGGCGAAGCGATTGATCAACCAGTGGGCCGCCGACAGCTTCCCTGAGATCGTGATCCCTGACGTGCGCTTCGACAACGAGGTCTACATGATCCGTCGACAGGGCGGGGTCGTGCTCTACCTGCAGCGCGACGCGGCGCAGTCCATCGAGGCCCACGTCTCTGAGCGCGCGCTCAACATCAACGGCGTCGACGCCGTGATCGACAACAACGGGCCGATCGAGAGCCTGCGCCTGCGCGTGCTCTCCGCGCTCCTCGATCTGGAGGCCGCCAAATGAAGAACATCGACGGCTTCAGCTACCTGCACTACAAGAGCGTCACCAAAACCCGCGCGGAGTGGCGCGAGCTGGTCGGCCAGTACCGTCGCCGCGTCGATGCGGGCACGACGTACCTGCACGACCTGAAGACCGGTTGGTTGGTGTACGAGATCTACGCCGTGATCGCGGAGGCGAAAGCACATGCGAAGTGAGAACTCACATGCCAACTAAGCAGCGCGCCACGAGAGAGCACCGCAAACGCTACGAGCGCGCGGTGGCCTTCGCCAACAAGTATCAGGCCCGCCCGGGCTGGGAGACCGCGCCGCGCCTGCCGGTGGTGCTGGGCTTCCTCGAAGGCTATCGGCAGGCCGTGAAGGACCAGCGCAACGCGCGCGATCGTGCGCGCCGCGCGGAGCGACGGAAGCTCCACCCGATGCTCGCCGTCGCGCGAATCGTTACGCGGGAGTACGACGGCAATGAGTAGGTTCAACGCGCTTTACCTCGGCGAGCCCGGCGTGGCGATCAACCTGCTGGAGCACGGCGAGGGTGATCACCTGCAGGAAGTCAGCTTCGATGACCTGCGCCTCGCCCTGATCAACGCGCTGCGTCGCATCGAGCGCGCCGCCGCGGACAACCACCGACTGCAGGAGCGCGTCGCCGCTCTGGAAATCAACCGTTCAATGACTCGACAACCGAAGGAGCACTCACGATGACCGACGACAAGAAGCCCCGGCGCGATCCGATCGACCCGGCACGACTCCCCATCGAGATCGGCCTGCCGATCCCGCCGCGCAAGCTCGTCTCTCCCGGCTCGCGCTGGGTACCGAAGCTGCAGAAGCTCGAAGTGGGCGAGTCTTTCAAGATCCCCGAGCGCACGCCCGCACAGGTCGCGTACATCCGCCGCATCGGCAAGGGCGTCGACTGCCCGGTGACGATGCGCGCTGTGAACGCGCACGACGAGGACGACGGCGTCTGGGGCACGCGCATCTGGCGCGTCGACGACACGCTGTAAGGGGGCTGCCATGAACAAGACCCTCGCACGCATCGCCGTTGCGTTGTTCAGCCTCGGCGCGCTGTACGGCGCCACGCAGCTCATGGAGTTCTTGGCGCGCTACGCCGTGCGCCTTTTCGATAGCACCAGCAGCGTCGAGCATGTAGTCGCCCTGCTGCTGGTGCTCCTCGCAGGGGCGCTTCCGTCGATGACGGGCTTCGTCAGCTACGCGGCGTGGCTCTCCACGTTCGACGACGCGGTTCCTGAGTACGAGGACTACGAATGATCCTCTCGGCCCTCACGCCGCTGGAGCTGGTGAAATACGCGCGCACCGCACCGGCCCGCACGGAGCTGCTCGAAGAGCTGATCAATCGGCTCGAAGACGTGGCCCACATGAACGCGCGCTACTGCAAGACCATCGACGATCTCGAAATCAAACTCGCCGACACGAACTGGAGAAACTCACGATGAAATACCTGATCACGATCCTCCGAGAATGTTTCGGCCATGGGGCCGAGTACCTCCCGCCGCCCGTGCAGGACCCGCGCGACACGGTCGCCGCGTTCCGCCGTTACATGTCGAATCGCTAGGAGCCCGAGATGAAAAAGAAACCACTGACGGATCCGATCAACCTGCAGCCGCCGAAGGACTGCGAGCACACCGGCAAGATGCAGGTGAGCAAGGCGAAGTTCGGCAAGGGCGAGCGGCAGGTCGAGCGCGTCATCGCGGTGTCGGTCCTGTGGCGCCAGCTGTGGCCCAGCCGCTCGAAGTACGTGCCGCACCTCGGCAAGCATCAGGCGGGCTCGGTGGCGAAGCGCGAGCAGCTCGCGTCGATTCGGGAGGCACGGACATGATGGCGCAGCAGCAGACGATCTTCGAGAAGGCCGTCGAGGCCGACGCGCTGAACCACAGGCGCTTCCTGATCATCCGGGCGCAGGCGGAGCACCGGGGCTCCGTGCGCGAGGACGAGTTCAGCATCGAGGCCCCGTGGTGCCGCGAGCAGGTGCTGCTCAAGGAGCTGGAGAACGCGCGGATCGAGGCCGCCGTGCTCGAAGCCCGCATGATCATGGCCCATCGGCAGGCGCAGACGCTGCAGGAGATGCTGACCACCTCTCGGACAAAGTAGGGCTTGACGGCCCATAGGGTGCTGTGGCCTAATGCTCCCACACTGAAACGGGAGACCTGCGATGTGCATGAACTGCGAAACGAACCTGAACGACTGGGGCTCACTGGAGTCGGAGTTCCTCAGCGGCGTGGACAGCAAGCCTGACTTCCTGTCGCACGCCGCGAACTTCGCCCAGAACGCCCCGGCGCCCTTCCGCGCCGAGAAGGTGAAGCGCCCGGTCCGCACGGAGCCCTGCGGCCGCTGCGGCGGCTCGGGCGTCTTCCGCCCGTTCGGCACCTGCTTCAAGTGCAACGGCACCCGGGTGCAGCGCGCGAAGATTCAGGACGTGAGCCCGGAGGGCGAGGCCCGCCGCGCGAAGCTGCACGAGCGCCGCATGGCGAAGGAAGCGCAGGAGCGCGCCGAGGCCGAGGCCCGCCGCCAGAGCCACTGGACGGCGTTCGCGTCGAGCTACGTGGCAGTCGCCCAGTGGATCGAGCGCGGCTGCTCGCAGGGCCGGGACTTCCCGCTGAGCCTGCGCGGTGGCGTCGAGAAGTTCGGCGGGCTGACCCCGAACCAGCTGGCCGCGGTCGAGCGGATCCTCGCGCAGGATGCGGAGAAGGCGAAGACTGCAGTGAACGTGGCTGGCGCGGGCTACGGCGCCCTCCTGAAGGCGTTCGCGAACGCGGTGGGCCACAAGCTCAAGTGGCCGAAGATCCGCGTGCAGGGCCTCGTATTCAGTCTGGCGGGCGCCAGCTCGGCGAACGCCGGCTGCCTCTACGTCAAGGCCGGCGAGACCTACATCGGCAAGGTGAGCCCGACGGGCCAGTTCTTCCGCGGCCGCGACTGCCGCACGGAAGACCTGCAGCTGGTCGAGCAGGTCGGCAAGGACCCGCTGGCGGCGCTGGTCGCCCACGGCCACCAGACTGGCAGCTGCGGGATCTGCGGCCGCGAGCTGACGGACCCGACCAGCGTCGAGCGGGGCATCAGCCCGATCTGCGCTGAGAAGTACGGCTTCTGACCAACACGCGGACAAACAGGCCTTGACGCCCCCTAGGGTGTCATGGCCTAATGTCCCCACACTGAATACGGAGATGACGAACATGGCAACGAAGAAATGGGCAAAGGTCCCCGACCTCGCGATCGACAAGATCCTGTACCCGAAGTTCGGCGTCAGCCCGCGGGGCAAGCTGGAGCGCCGCATCGTCGCGAACCTGATCGCGCACCTGAAGCGCGCGGGCTTCCGCCCCTACGAGGTCGACGACCGCGAGGAGGTGACCAAGGTCAAGGGCACCAAGGACACCATGGAGCTGCTGTTCAACCTCGACGAGGCGTGGGTGTTCTTCACCAACGGAAGCTCGACCCACTGGGTGTACTTCACGATGGGCGAGGGCACCACGATGATCTGCGACCACAGCTTCACCGAGGGCGACCCGGATGGCTTCCTCGCCGCGATGGACGCCTTCGAGGCGGAAGACTACGCGTGACCATCTGACGGACAAATAGGCCTTGACGCCCACTAGGGCGCCATGGCCTAATAGCACCGTCGATTCACCCAACGGAGATAACGAACATGATTGATGTAACGAACGTGTACGCTACTGCGACCCACACCCCGGGGCCTTGGAAGGTGACGCGCCGCGCTGGCGGCTGGTCGGTCACCGCAGCAGGGGACACGATCAAAAGGATCACCCGGAGTGGGTCTGGTCGCTGCAGGGCGACTGGTACGATCGCGAGACCGGACGCGTGATCGCTTATTTCGGCGACCCCGTCAGGCCCCAACTCGCATACGAATTTTCGTGGCGCAACCTTCACACCGAGGAACCAGCATGACCGCACGACAACTTCAGAAACTGCTCGACGACGCCGGGCTCAGCCAGCGCGGCGCCGCGAAGCAGATCGGCATCCACGAACGCACGATGCGCAAGTACATCGCCGACGAGATGGTGATCCCGCTCACCGTCGAGTACGCGCTGCGCTGGATCGTGAGCCAGATCAAGTGACTTCTACGGCACCGAAAAAATGCGGGCTGCATGCGACAAGCGGACCCGCAGGCTATGTCAGTAGCCCGGTGCCACTCTCTTCAGGAGCGACCATGAACGACGTGACCAAATTGCCGAAGTGGGCGCAGGAGCAGATGCGAAGCCTGACGCTCCAGCGCGACGCCGCCGTGCGCGAGCTGCGCACGTACACCGACAACCAAACGATGTCAGCCTTCTTCACCCGAGACATGGTGTGCGACAAGGAAGGGGGCCCGACGATCTACCATCGCTACGTGCAGGCGCACGACATGTGCGTCGAGCATCAAGGGGTGCATATGGACATCTACCTGCGCGATGACGGGATCAACATCCAGTACGGGATCATCGGCCGCGGCGGGCCGCTGGACGACGTGATCCTGCAGCCGAAGTCGTTCCAGAACTTCACGCTGAAGTTGCCGGCGTGAGCGGGCCCTGCGCAAAGCGCCGCGTGGCCTGCCTCATCAAGACGAAGGATGGGGTGCTCGCGAACGGCTCGAACAACTGCGAGAGCCCGCAGCCGGCGTGCCCGCGCGCCGAGGGCGAGGGCTACGAGAAGTGCGCGACGATCTGCCGGCAAGCCGGGCACGCCGAAGCGGTCGCGCTCGATCGCGCTCGCGAGATGGGGCTCGTCCTCAGCGGCGCGACCGCCTATCTCTACGGCCACTATCACGTTTGCCAAGAGTGCGCGAAGGCGCTGCGCGATGCCGGCGTCGAGCAGATCAACATCTTGGTGACGCCGTGAGTCGCGATCGCACGATCACGACCACGAAGAAACCGGAGCGCGTCTGCCCGACGTGCCGCGAGCCGGTGCTGAAGGTCATCAAAATGGGACAGTTGAGCTATATGTGCTCGAAGCATTGGGGCCCGTGGGACGATGCCGTGCGAGCAGAGAGTAGCGGAGACGGTGCTCTATGAGACTCAAGAAGGCAGACATTGAGCGCGAGCGTAAGGCGTTCGAGAAGTGGGCCAATAAGACTTGGCTCGCTGGCTGGGAGTTCGGTGGGGTGGGTCGCGCCTACTTTGCCCCCGAAGTGGATACCGCGTTTCAAGGCTGGCTCGCCCGCGCAAGACTCGCGTCCAGCGCAGACGCACAACGGAAATGAGGTAACACTATGACTGGCATTGATGCCGCGATGCGGCTTGCACTTCTAGGACTCTCCATTGCATTTTTCGTGGGCTTGCCACTTTCAATCGAATTTGAGGGCGAACGGTACGCGGGGGTTGCAGTGGTGCTCGGCTTGTTGTGCACGCTACCGTTGCTGGTCCGACTGGCCACGCTGGCGGTGTGGTCGTGAGAGCATCTGTAGCCGTGGGAGAGGGGCGGAAATGACGTTTAACAGCCGTTTACGCGATTCGCGAATCGAGAATGACATCTTCCAGCGAATCGAGGCGCGAAACCATGCGCTATGGGACGCGCTAGACACAACGAAGCCGGACGCCGAGCGGCGGGCTGCGCTGGATCGCGCATTCAGCGACGAGCCAGAGCGAGCAAAGGGAACCGTGGGAGAGGGGCGGAAATGAAGCCCGGCTTGCCGTATTCAATGCGAAGGCCGCGCGCTGCGAAGCCCATGCGCGGGCAGGGGACTGAGGGAGCGTGGTGGTACGTGGACCCGAATGGCATAGAGGTCTGGACGTACTCCGCACGCGCGGGCAGCCTTGGTTGCAGGCTGACGTTCGCGCAGTTGCAGAAGGCGCTACAGGTCGCAAGAGCATCAGGCCACGTAGGAGAGGGTCGCAAGACATGACACCCAAAGGCATCGAGTTCGGGGAACGCTACGCAGACGAGAGCGGCTGGGCGCGTCACCTTGTGATCGACGTTCACGCGGAGCGGGTCACCATAGACTTGAACGGCGGCGAGAATCGCGTGACGCTCGATGATCTGTGGTGGCTGGTGCGCGCAGCCCTAGTGGCCCGCGACAAGCTGGGCATGGATGTGCTTTGCACTGCTGGCCCCGCCTCAGATGCTCCGGGAGAGAAGCCATGAGCGACGAAATCAAGTACCCGGCCCGCGTCGGGCTGAGTCTTATGTCAGCGCTGGAACAACAGCGCGACGATGCGCGTGCGGAAGTCGTCGCCCTGCGCGCCGAGGTCGCGGCGCTGCACAACTCCCACGCATTGCACATAGACCTATCGACGGAACTGGCGCAGGAAAACGTGGCGCTGCGGGCGGCGCTGGGGAATCTGTACGACCTCGTTGAGAACGGCCCGGAATGCTACGAGAATCCCGAGTCGCAGGACGGCTACATCGGTCGCGCGGTGCTAATTTCAGAAGCCGATGAGAATGCAATCATTGCGCTGTTGAGAGCATCTGGTCAGCAGCAGCCCGGCCCCGCCACCGATGCTCCGGGAGAGAAGCCATGAGCGACGTAGAGCGCCGAGACATCTGGATCGAGGACTGGAAAAAGGCGAATCTAGAGGCGGTGAAAGCATCCGACTACGACGCCCTGCGGGCCGAGGTCGAGCGGCTGCGGGCGGCGCTTGCGACGCTATACGGACGCACAGTGAGTGTCGATATATCAGCGGCAGAAGAACAGGAAATCCTAGCCCTGATCGACATGCGAGCATCTGGTCAGCAGCCAGAATCTCAGTCGCGATGATTCCCGTAGACGACGTTTCGGATCTGCGGCGTGGCGACGTTGATGTCGATCCAGTTGTCGCTGAACCGATTCGTGCCGCGAAGTTCGAAGGTCGTCGTTGAGTTCAACGCGATCGCGCCCTTCGGAATGGTGCCCGTGAGCCTGTCGACGTAGATGCCCTCGAACTCCGAGTCGTCGACGGTCACGAGCCCGGCGCTCGCCGAGTAGATCCCGCACGACCGAGCGCGCCGGATAACCGTCCGCTTCACGCGAAGCTCGGGGTGCGCGTGCGGCGAGTCGTACGGGTAGTGGTAGGCCAGCAGCGCGTAGGCCGCGGCGTCGTCCATCGCGGTCGCCCCGGCGTCGTTGATCTCGCAGTCCTCGACGATGCCGCGCCCACCGGCCCACACCGCGAGGAAGTTCTTGGCATACGCCAGTTCGCCACGACAGCCCCGCACGTCGGCGACGCCCGACCCGTACTGCTGGAACACCGTCGAGATGTAACGCGTCTCTCCAACCTCCTGCGGCCCACACAGGCCGCCCGGTGCGCTGGTCGCGATCACACCACGCGCGGTCAGGTTGCCGTTCACGTTGTTCCAGTACGAGCCGAACCCGGTCTGCCAGACCGTGTCGAGGATCACGTCCCCGGCGCCCGTGAGCAGCATGCCCGTGGAGTAGGGGATCGAGCCCGGACCCGCGCCGATCATCGACAGATTCGAGAGCGCGATGGCCCCCGTATAACGCAGCAGGTTGGCGTCAGGGCGTAGCAGGACGAGTTCCGTCTCCTTGCCCACCCCCTCGATCCGCGTGCCGTAGGGCACGTCCGTATCGAGCGGGAAGAAGCGTCCGGGGCCGAGCTTCACCGTGCCCCCGGCCTTGATCCGGGCGATCGCGTCCTCGTTGGCCGCCGCGTCGCAGCCTGCCAGCACGCCCGCGGCCACAGCGGCAGCGACGAACGTGCGGCGGTCGAGCGATCTCACCGGGCGGCTTCCCAATCCGCCCAGACCCGGTCGAACCAGCGGTTCAGCGAGTTGAGCCGTTCGGCGTCGCGGGCACAGGCGGCGAAGAACTCTTCAGTAGCTTGTCCAACCGCTCCAACGCTTTCGGCGACTCCGCTGGCGCCCGCAGGCTCGGCGGTGGCAACGGCAGCGGCGGCACGGCGGCAGGCCGCGAGTCCGGCTTCACTGTGGAGCAGGCGGCCAGCGATGTCGCGAGCGCGAGCGTCAGCAGCATCGATCTGAGGTTCGAGGGCATCTTGGATCTCCTTGGCGATTTTGTTGGCTCGCGTGACAGCGGCGTCGACATCCTTCTGGGCCTGCTCGACCGCGAGCTGGTTCGCGGCCCGCTGCTTGTCCCACTGCAGCTGAACGTCAGCCGCCCCTGCGGCTTCGCCGCGGCCGTAGGCCCACGAGTAAGCCCCCCAGAGCAGAGCCGCCAATAGGGCCGCTCCGGCGATCGGAGGACCGAATTTCTTGAGCAGGAACCACGTCATCGGCGTTTCCTCAGGAAGGTCAGGTAGTCGGCACCCAGCGAGGTGTCGTGGAAGACCTGCACGCGCGCCGAGGGCGTCGCGTTGGGATCGAGCACGGTGATCACCGACGGCGCGATGTGGCGATTCGGGAATCCCTTCTGGCGTGCGTAGTGGTCTTCCAGCTTGTAGGCGCCGAGCTGCACGGCATGGCAGATGTTCCCGCTGTGGGGCACGGTGAACATCTGGTAGCCGCCCGTGTGGCGGTGGCCGCTGATGATCAGGTCCGCGTTGTGCGTCATCTGCCCGGCGCGCAGGCCGCCGTGCGAGGGGTTCCAGAAGCTGTGGCCGGGGAAGTCGTGGCGCGCCGCGACGCGGAACTCCTGCCCGCCGGGGAACTGCAGGCGCATCGTGACTTCGTCGGGCTCGTAGTGCGCGCTCGCGTGCCGCGTGATCCAGCGCAAGGGATCCCCCACGCCGCTCCACGCGTCGTGGTTGCCGCCGATGAGGGCCAGCCAGTGCCCGGCCTGCTCCTTGACAAACCACTCGACGAGGATCCACGCCTGCGCTTCGGTGGTCTGCTGGCTGCCGTAGAGGGCACCCAGCCGGCCGATCCAGTTGTTGGTCATGTCACCAATGGCCGCCGCGTAGAGCCCCGGAGTGCCCTTTACGAGTGCCACGTCGCGCTGTAGCGCGCGGATGTCGCAGCCCGGATCGTCGATGTGCGGATCGCCGTACCAGAGCACGCCGATCGGCCCGGAGTCGCGCACCGCGATCGGCATCCAGCGCCGGTCGGCGGCGGCCCGCAGGACGCGGTCGGTCTCGCGCTCGCGCAACGACAGGAGTTCTTCGGCCGTGGGGTTCTCAGAGGTGAGCACGGGAAAGTCCAGCCGAGGCATCTCAGCCTCGTCGGGCCCGGCGCGCTTGAACCTCCGGGCGATCGTAGTCCCCGCGATCCCGAGGACCCGGCCGGCAGCGTTCATGGAACCGTGGGTCGCCACCGCAATGCGTAGCTCCTCGGTGCTGATGGGCGCTGCTCTCTTGTCTCTCATGCGTCACCTGAGTCGTTGAGGCGCATGACCACGATCGGCGGCGCACTGTAGGGGTCGATGCGGCAGGCGATCTCGACGGCCTCGGCCGCCGACTTGCCACAATGCATCGCAGCGAGGGCGGCCTTCGATCCGCTGCCGATCGCGTAGAACGGCTCGACGATCTTCTCGGGCCGGCAGTAGGCGTCCGCTTCGTAGATGCCATCGGACTCGACGATCAGGCAGGTGAAGTCAGCCGAGCCGTAGATGAGCTGATCGGGAACGGCCTCGCCGGAGCCGTACCAGTCGACGAAGAGCAACGAGGGCGAGGACTCGCCGCTCGTGCCGATGATGACTTCGCGCCGCTGGTCGCCCTCGCCAACGATCTTGCGGTAGAGCTTCTCGCACTTGAACTTGCGCGCACCGCCGCCTTCGGAGTCGACGGTGACGCGTGAATCCGCGGCGATCCATCCGTCCTTGAACGCGATCGTGGTCACGGGGCTACCTTCGACTGGACCTCCGCAATCATCCCGTCCTTCTTCTGCGAACCGTGCGACGAGCCGAGCCAGTATCCGACCACGTCCTTGAATGCGCCCGCGAGCACGCCGGTCATCACCAACAGAACGTCACGAATGCCTGAGGGGATGTCGCTGCCCTCGAAGTGCAGCAGCACCCACAACGTGACGAAGAATGCGGCGAGCACGCCGATCGAGATAGCCAGCTGCGCGATGATCCCGAGTCGATTGAGGAAGTTCATGTCCACGCTCCAGTTTCAAGAATTCGGATGAGAGGAAGGGCCCTGCCGTCGCCGACGTCCTTGCGCCACTTCGAGACGCGCAGGCGCCCGCCAGCGCGGGCGAACGCCCCGGCGCGAAGATCGGCGGTCGTGTTCGGGAAGAGACGAATGAATCGCGCGACGCCGAGGTTGTAGGTGATCTCGGCGAACGCAAACTTGCGCGCGTCGGTCCACGTCAGGACCTCGGGGAAGTTCTCCTGAAGCTCTCGCTCGACGACATCGATGTCGTTCGAGAGCAGGTGCTCGGCCTCGTCCTTCGTGATGCCGCGGCCGACGAGGTTGCGGCCGTAGCCGATGGTGAGCCAGCCCTTGACCAGCGTGCCGGGGTTCACGACCTTGCCCGTCGCGTCGTCGTACACCTTCAGCATCAGACCTTCGTGGCCGCTCAGCGAGTGCCGCAGCTGGTCACGAACGTCGGGCGTCAGAATGTTCACGCCGGGCCTTTGTCATCGAGCAGGCGATTGAGAATTTCCAGATGCTGGCGCGACATCTGCGTTCGCACCGTGTCGATCTCTTTGGTGATCTCTCGCAGGTCTTCCTTCGTCACGAAGTGGGCTTCGAGCGAGGCGACTCGCAACGCGAGCGCCTCTTGGCCCTTGCGTTGCGCGGTGAGCGCGTCTTTCCAGACCCAGCCGAGTACGCCGAGCAGGACCAGACCCAACGCTTTCAGGGCTTCGAAGATTTTGTCTTCCATCTCTCCACCTGACACTCAACAACGCAGACGCATCATAACCTGCAGTTGATTCAAGGGGCTAGTAAACATCCCACTCGTTTGTGCCCACTTTGACCAGCGAGATCTCGCCGTGCTGCGCGCTGACCGCGAGGCCAGAGTCGGAATTCAACGTAACGCCGCCCGTCGGCGACAGCGTCAGCGTGCCCGTGCCTGCGCGGCGATGTGTGACGCGTGCGCCAATCTTGAAAGGCACTGTCGCGTTCAGCGGCACCGTGACTGTCACCGCGCTACTGCTGGTGAATCGCAGCCACTTACCTTCGTCGGTGAGCGCCAGCGTCCTTGCTGTTCCAGCATCGGTGATCGTGAGTGCTCGATGCTGCAACTGCCAGTTAGTACCGTCGAAGAGTAGTGTCTCGTCGGTATCTCGAACGTAGGTTGTCCAGCCTTCGAGCGGGGTGACCAGAACCCACGCCGCGCCAGTGTAGATCGCGAACTTGTTCGTGTGGCCCGACCACGCGCCGGATGCGCTCGCCGGGACGACGTAGCGGTCACCTGTGGCCGGCGAGCCCGGCGGGGCGGTGGTGCTGGCCGAGAGCACGTTGGTCTGCACCAGCGCGTCGAGCAGCGCCCAGTTGTTGTCGACGCCGGCCTTCCAGCCGGACTCGCCGACGCTCCAGCCGGTGTTGACGCCGAGATTGTTCAATGCGGATGAAGGCATGGTGGTCTCCGATTAGCCGCCCCACGCCGCGTAGCCGGCTTGGGTGTAGATGAAGGATGACTGTCCGATATTGGCCGAGAACTGTGCGCTATCCAGCCCCGAGTCGACCCACAACTTCCACGGCAGCGTGGTGTCGATCCCGGTGAGCGTGCGCAACGAGACGTTGTTGATCTTGAACTCTGCGGTCGCCGCAGTGAAATCGATCAGCACGCCGATCACGTCGTTGAGCACCGGGCCGAAGTCGACCGCGCTGTTGCCGTACAGGTAGAGGCCGTCGGCGCTGCCGTTGTAGGGGGACAAGCGCATCTGGAACGTGGGCCAGCCCTGCTGCGGGAAGCTACGCGCGAAGCCCACGATCGTGAATTCCGCATACCGTTTGCCGCTCGACACGAGTCGGGGAATCGGCAGGCCGTAGGCCGCGTACCGCTGCTTCAGTCCGCTCTTTTCAAACGACGGGACTGCCCCAGAGCTGTAGAAGTTCTCGTCGTTCTTGCCGAAGTAGATCGTCTCGGGTGATGTGCCGGGCCACTTCAGCACGGGCGAGGAGTCTGCGAGGTAGCTCACGGCGAGCAGCTTGCCTCCGAACTCCTTCGGCTGGCCGACGCGGATCAGGAACGACGGGCCGCCCGCATCGCTGGTCGTGTTGTCCGCTTTCGAGCCGAGCGTTGCGACGTCGAACGCTGGCCGCGCCAGCGTCCATGACGAGCCGTTCGCGGTGCGCAATTCGTAAGCCCCCAGCTGCGTCTTGTAGCTGAACAGGATGCACATCTGGCTCGCCGAGACGTGGATCTTCGGCGAGTGCAGCCCCGGCGGCAGTGAGAGCGCCGTCGACACCTGCGTCCACGTCAGGAAGTCCGTCGAGCTGTAGAGCACTGGGACGTTGGTCTCGGTCGTCCCCGGGCTCGCGATCGCCCAGTACTTGCCCGCGAAGTACGCACCGTAAGGAGCGCCCATGATATCGATCGTCGCGGCGCTGGACGTCCACGTCACGAGGTCCGTCGACTGCGCGATGCGGTAGACCGTCGTGTAGCTCGGCCAACTGCCCGTCGTGAAGCCGCCGACTGCAACGTAGTTGGCGCCGACCTTCAGGATTTTCGTCGCAGCGAGTTCGTTCCACAGGTTGTTGACGACGCTCGCCGTGCCCTTGCGCGTCCAGTTGTCGAGGTTCGTCGACACGAAAATGTCGCGGCCCTCGGCGCAGACCATGACGAACTGCGCGCCGTCGAACGTGATCGAGTTGATGCGCCCGCCAGAGATCGCGACGCCGCTGGCCGTGCTCATGTCGGTCTTCGTCCACGCGCCGCCCTCGCGCCGCTTCCAGTAGTTCGTCGTGAAGTTCGTGGCTGCGAAGTAGCCGTTGCCATACACGAACGTGCATTCGAACGGCGGGATATAGGGCGTCGACGGGCCATCCACATCCCATGTGAGCCCGCCGTCGGTGCTGCGATAGCACGCCTCAGTGCTCAGACTGTAGTACGCGCCGTTGATCCACACCGGATAGGGTGTTGGGATGAACGCGGACGCGGGCGCCGCGACCGAGCCTCGCGAGACGACCACGCCCAGCGAGCCGCCGCCGTAGTTGTTGTCGTAGCTGAACCCGTAGCCCGTGATGCCGGCGACATGGACGAACTTCTGGGCACTCTTCAGCGTGCCCTGCTTCGAGTAGAACTCGATGCGCAGGTTCGCGGCTCCGGGGCCGCCGTAGGTGTACGTGCCTCCCGCTGCCGTGGTCGTGAGGTTCGCCACGGTCGCGAGCAGCGCGCTGGTGTCGTTGTCGTAGACCTCCAGCGTGTAGGTCACGCCTTGTGGCGGATCGATGTGCGCGTCCGTCCAGCCGACGAGATCCGTCGTCTGCTGTTCCTTGTTCCGCCCGGACCATGTGATCGTGAAGTTCGTGGCTATCGTGCTCGGGAAGTAGGCGCCGTTGATCTTCACGTCCGCAGGCGGATACGGGCGCTCCCACCGGCCGTCATGTACGAGGCTCTGCGCAGGCGCGCTCGCGAGCGCGGACTCGCCGCTCGGAGACCGGCCGACCTCGCGATACCAGCGCGTCTCGCCGCGCACCGCGTCGTCAGTCAGGAGCTGGAAGCCGTGGTCGCCGGAGTAGAACCAGAGCTTCGAGTTGTCCGCGTGTGCCGCCGGAATCGTGTCGAACACACCGCGCAGGAGCGTGACGGTTGCGCCTGCGACCGACACAACGCCGACCCACTCGTTGTCCCACAGGGCATAGCCGCCGACGAAGAAGCTCGGGTCGTCCCCCACGATCGTGTCGATCGTCACCACCGTGGCGTTCCACGCCGCCGCGCCATTCAGCAGGCACGTCGAGGCGTAGCTGCCGGCGCCGAGGTAGCTGTAGTTCGCAGTGACGTTCGTCGCGGCGTCGTACACCGAGAACTGGGAGTTCTGCGGCGCCGGCCGCTCGGCGAGGATCAGCTCGTAGGAGCTGCCCGGAGCGAGGTCCTGCACGCTCACGTCGCCGAGGATCTGCGCCATCGTGAAGTAGGGCACCTCGTCGACGCGCACGACGGCGACGGCCGCGGGCGCGCCCGCAGGATCCGTCCAGAGCGTGGTCTGGTTGCCGCCGTAGGTGAGCACGGGCGTCGCGAAGACATCCTCGACGGCCTCGACCTTGATCGACGTGTCGGTGTCGCCGCCCTTGCTGACGTTCGTCACGCGCAGGATGAGCTGGTCCAGCCCGTAGTCCGGCCATGTGACCTTGATCGCGTCGCCCTTGCGCAGGCTCCACGCCGCGCGGTTCGCCGTGAACGAGACCGCGGTGAGTGGCGTGCTCCGCGCGCGCAGGTCGCGCTCGCCGAGCCGGTAGGCGATGTCGGCGCTTCGCACTCCGGGGTAGGACACCGGCTCGCTGACGATTCCACCCTGTGACTGGATGTTCGCCAGATCCTGAATCGCGATCGTGGCGTCCTGTTCCGTCTCCGGGTTCGTGTACGTGACGACGATCTCGTTGACCGTCTCACCCCAGAGCGTGCGCTCCTTCTTGTCCATCGACATGATGTTGGTCGTGTCGAAGACGGGCAGGCTCGCCGGGACGTAGTCGTTGCGGATGAGCTTGAGCGTGTACTGTCCGGTCGTGAGGTCCGTGTCGAGCACGCCGTCGACGTGCCGCAGGATCTCCAGAATGAACTCGTCGATCGAGCTTTGCGCCGACCACGCGAACGAGAGCCCGAAGCCCTCAGCGTAGAGCGTGTCCGCGACCGTGGTGAACGAGGCGGTGTTGATCAGCGCCGCGGAGCGCCCTGCGCCCCACGTCGTGTCCGTCAGGCACTGGTAAACCATGTGCGCGGCGTTCATGCCCTCGTTGATCTGGGCCTTCGCTGCGTACCAGACCGGTGTGGTCCAGCCGGCGGTGATGCGACGGACGGTCACCTCGACGTTCTTGATGTACGGGTTCATCGACGACCAGTAGAACGCGCTGCGGATCCACTGGCGCCACTGCGAGGTCGCACCGCCGAACGCGGTGCTGTTGCCGTTCTGTGCGATCGCGCTGGAGACCGCGGTGGCCTCCGCCGTCGTGCGACCGCGCATCACGAGCGTCAGCACGCCGCGATCCGCGGGCATCGGCGCCCCGACCTTACCGGCCAGATACGAACTCTGGGTCTGCGTGACCTCACCCATGCGGACTTCAACGCTGCCCGAGACTCCGCCTTCCTTCTCGTCTCCGCCGAACAGTGTCGGCGCATGCACGTCGATCACGCCCGACGCAGTCTGGTTGCCGGTCCACGCATCGCGATCACCGACGCGGATCTTCGTGACCGCGTCGACGGGGCCGATGCACAGGCCGATCTGCACGCCGAGGAAGTAACGATAGCCGATCGTTTGCGAACTACCGCCCATGCTCGCGCTCCCGTGCGGCGTCGATCACCTTTCGAAACATCGGGTCCGTGATCGACTCGACGTCCTCGAACGCAACGCCCTGTTGAATGAACATCGACCAGTTGATTTCATGACGCGCGCAGAACTCGCGGGCGCCGCGACTGCAGTACCCGACCGAGCGCACGTCTTCGAGCGTCACGGTCACTTGCTGGACTTCTTGATCGGTGCCGATGACAGGTCGCCGTACCACAGCACGTTGGGGCCCGTCATCCGCACGGTGCCGAACACCACGGGGATGGGACGCCCTTCCTCCGCGGTCGGCACATCGAAGTCTTCGAGCGCGGCGGCTTTCGGCTTCGGCGCGCGCGGCTGCAGCGCGTAGCTGAGCGCCATCATCACGAGCGAAACAAGGATCTGCTGCCACATCAGAATATCGCCTTGCCGTTGAATGGGTTCGTCGACGGAATATAGGGCTGGCCGCCGTAATTCGCCAGATTACTGAACTTCGTGTTGCACGTCGACACTGTGTGATCGCAGCCGAAGTAGACGCGAATCGTGTTCGGCGTGAGCAGGTTGCGCGGGACCTGTGCGAGCGAGAGCACTCCCGCGGCCGACGAGCGGATCGAGACGTACTCCGTCGCGTTGGTTGCGGGGTCCACATACTCGATGTAGCCGCCTGCGAAGTAGTTCGCGGCATACCCCGAGATTAGGGACGGTACCGTCAGGTCTTTACCGGACAGCGAATACACCGTGGCGGTGACGCTGAAGGAGAGCGCTGAGAGGTTACACCCGGCGCCATACAGCGCGTGCGGGCACGCTCGCTGGTAGTGCCGGCGCAGCCCGGTGCGCTTCACCGAGGTGAAGTCGGGCTCGCAGCTGAGCACGGCCTCGTTGCCTTCCCACGCCGCGTTGAGCACGCGCCCCATCCACAGCACGCGGAACTCGTTGTCGGTGTCGAGCAGGTGCCTGCGGAAGATCGTAAGCGTCACCACACCGGTCGGCGAGGTGACCTTGAACAGGTCAGCCACGGGCAGCGCGCGAAACGCCCGCACGGTCAGCGTGCGCTGCGTCGCGGCTTGGGTCTCGTCGATCGGGCCGCGCGACAGCGGCTGCGGCACGAACGACTGCCCGAGATAGGTGACCGCTTCCGCTCCGCTGGTGTAGCGGTAGTAGTTGGGCCCGTAGACGAACTGGAACAGCTCCGCAGGAGAGCCAGTGCCCGTTTCATTGGCCGCGTAGGTCATGCTTTCACCAGCTGGAAGGTCGCTTCGGCCGTCGCGATGGAGTCCGTCATCCACGTGATCGACACGCGATCCGCAGCGAGACGATAGAGGCCGACGTAGTGGACGGCCAGAATGTCCGCGGGCGTCAGCGCCACGCCGAGTGCCGTGGTGATGCCGAACGACACTTCGTTCCCGGTGCGGCCCACCGAGGAGATCGGCCGGACGAAGTTGCCGTTGTTACGCGTGCGGATCATCAGGTGCGCGCGCGCGGGGTCGTTGCCGACGAGCGTGTAGAAGTCGCGATCGTAGAAGAAGATCGTCGTCGCCCCGGCGCTGATCGACTGCGACATCGTCAGGTCGTCGTGCCAGCTCGGGATGTAGACGGAGTTGAGCATGCCCTGCAGGCGCCCAAGGAAGGAACGGAAGGAGCGCACCTCGGCGCGGCTCTTCAGGAGCCAGCGGTAGCGCTTCATCAGGACCGGCGTGTCGCGCGTGATGCTCATGTCCAGCCGGCCGATGCTGTAGTCGACCGCATCGACCGGGTACTGCGAGGAGTTGTCCACGCCGCCGGCCCAGTCGGGCTGCTTGAGGATGATCTCCTTGCCGTTGTACGTGTCGGTCGCGGCCGCCGTGATGACGTAGGGATCGGTCACCGCAGGGTTCGCGAGGAACGACGCGTGCCCAGTGAGCACGCTGGACGTTTGACGCTGCACGGGCACGTCGCCTTCGAACTTCGAGATCGTCGCCGGGTAGACCTTCGTGCCTACCGGCCATGTGTTGATCGTGGCGCGCGTCAGCGCCAGCGTGCCGGAGGACACCGTGGCGACCTCGACGACCTCGTAGGACGACGGGCTCGCGTAGAGCACCGCGATCTCGCCCGCGATGAAGCCTCGGTCGGTCGTCGAGAGCGAGAGGCTGGTCGTGCCGGCGACGGCCTGCGCCGTGAGTGCCGACCCATACATCCACTGCGGGACGGCGAACATGCGGTTCTGCCATCCCCACAGGATGTTGTCGAACCTCTGGGTATCCGTCTTCGTCACGGTGAAGTCGTATTCCAGTCGGCGCCGCGGCTTCGAGCGCATGCGGATGCGCTGCTCGCTGCCGTCGAAGGAGGTGAGCACGCTGGTGTTCCACTCCAGTGAATCGTCGATGCCGCGCGCCCAGTTCGGGCCGAAGGGCCACAGCACGACGCGCGTGCCGGTGACGGAGAAGTTGATGACCTCGGTGCCGAACGTGAAAATGTAGTGGCCGTCGACCGTCACCGGGCCGACCGTGTCGACGTTCAGGGTGAACGTCGACTCTTCGAGCGGCGCGAACGTGTGCGGGATCGCGAACGGCGGCGTCAGCGTCATCCCATCCACGCCGCTCGTCCCGATCGTGGCGAGCGTGTTCGTGCCGAAGGTCGCGTTCCAGACCTTGAACGTGCGCGTTTGCGCGGACACGAGATTGCCCAGCGCGAAGGTGCTCGGAGTCAGGTAGACGCGACCGTAGAGGAACGAGTTGATGCCGCCGCCGAGGACGCCCGTCTTCGAGAGCACGGGCTCGTTCACCGGCTGCGTGTCCGTCATCGGACCTTTCACCGAGATCCCGTTCACGAACCATCCGTGGCGGATCGGCGGTACGAGAATGCTCACGCGCGCCTGTGCCGCCACATTCAGGCAGTCGAATACAACCGTTCCTCCAGCGATCAGGCTCACTTACGTATCGCCCATCCGTAGTTGGCGCTGGTCGTCGCGACGTTGAACGTACCCCCCGCACTCTTCTTGCAGAGCGGGAACACCATCCAGTCCGTGTTGATCGTATCAGCCGGAGAGAGATCCCGGATGTTCACCATCCGAATGTTCGAGAAGTACCCGATCGGCATCCAGTGAAGGCTTGCGCCGTCGTCGTACATGAAGGCTTCCATGCGGAGGCCCGGCGTGCGCCCGTTGAAGTTGTTCAACTGCGCCGTCGCAAGCTGCTCGTAGTCGCCGATGTTGGTTCCGCCGCCGCCGTAGCCCCACACGAACATCTTGTTGTACGTGGCCGGCGTCGCAGCGCCCTGCGCGCTGGCGTAGTCTCGCCCGCTCTTCGGGGCATACAGGTAGCTGTACGTTCCGTTGCTGGACACGAACCCGAAGGGCGCGTCGGTCATGGTGAATCCGCACGCGCTGTAGTTGGCAGCAGGCGCAGGGTTGGTCAGGAAGATGGTGCTGTTGTTCCACCATGTGTAAGTCATCCCGACGAAGTGACCGCCAGTCCACGAACCGTACTTCGTGATGTCTCCGAACGTGAAGTGCTGCCACGCGCCAACCGACTGCTCGGCGGCGCAATGCACCATCGTGCCATCTGTGAACAAATGGTAGGAGTTGAATGGAGCGGAGACCGGATACCAGCGGGAGTCGTCCGTCGGCCGCCCGGTGACCGCGGCCCACGTCGCGCCCGTCGATGCTGTGGCCGGCATGCCGTACACGTCGTCGGACTTCCAGCGCAGCCAGAAGTAGCTCGACCCTTTCGACAGGCATCGAACTTCCCACGACGCGGCGAGAATCGTCTCGGTGCGCGAGACGGCGACCGTCATTCCCGCGTTTGAGACCGCGAAGGAGACCACCGCGGTCATCAGCGCGTCGATCGTTGCAGCAGTTCCGGTTGCGTATGCCATAGTTATGCCAGCTTGAATGCAGCGTAGTGGTTGACTGCGGCCCGGAAGACGTTCGGGACCACGAGGTAGTTGACCGCGGAGATCGTCACGATGTTCTCTGCGGCGTTCGAGTAGCCCGAGATCTGGTAGACGCCTTCGATCTCGCCGTACATCGACGGGTAGGACTCATTGAACAGCACGAGCGGGTAGAGCGCGTACTCCGTGCCGCCGTAGATGCGCCCGATCTTCTTCGTCTCCTGATTGACCCAAGAGAACGGGAAGATCCGCGATCCCGTCGCGGTGTACGACGACTCGGTCGTCGTGTAGTTCTGGAAGTCGATCCACGATGCGCCGGGATAGTACAGCTTCGCGGGCGACGTGGTGCCGCCTGCTGCGGTGTTCGCGGGATTCCAGAAGGCTTTGTGTAGCGCCGTCGCATCCGACCATCTCGTCGCAGACGCACCACCCCACGTTCCGCCGATGAAGTGCGGGTAGCCCCACTCGCTCGGAGACGCGTACGGCGTGATGAAGCCCATGTGCAGGCAGACGTAGACCGTGCTTATCTTCGCGATCAGCATCGCGCGCCGGCCCGAGCCGATGAACCAGTACGGGATGCTGCTGTTCCACATCAGAGAGTAGACCGGGTTCGATCCGCCCGGCTGTCCGGCGTAGCCGCTTGCGAGCAGATAGCCCGTCGCACCGCGCACGCCGATGTTGTAGTAGTCGCTGCCGACGTTCTCGAACGCGTAGAGCACGGAGTAGATGTTGTCCGTGCCCGCGAGGCCGGGCGCGCGCAGGTACGTCAGGCGCGTGCCGCCCGTGATCGACGCCGGGTTCGTCTCGCTCGACAACACCGTCCACCGCTCGCCCACGGGGAGCGTCGTGGTCAGGAACGTGACGAACAGGTCGTACAGGTTCGTGTAGTTGGTCGCGGTGCCGGATGCGGTTGCCATTATGCGAGCGCCTGTCGTAGTGCAGACCGATTGGCCTGAATGATGTTGAGGATGATCCGCTCGCCGGCCTTCGACGCGAGACCCTCGCGCACGACGCTGTGCGAGTCGATGGTGTTGATGACCTTGATGTTCTGGCTCGACCCGCCGCCGCCGTTGACGATGTTGCGCGGGTCGTTCTTCGCGAGCACCTGCTCGCCCTTCTGCAGGATCGCCGGAACTTCGTTCGGCTGCAGGCCAACGAGCCCGCCCGTGTGGAATCGCGGAGCGTTGACGAACCACGCCGGGTTCGCGCGCGTCTGGCGCAGCGCGGTCTGGCCGATCACGCCGCCCGTGTGGACCTTGCCGACGATCGCGCTGATGGCCTCGGTGAGGAAGTTCACCTTGCCACTGCCCTGCAGCGACTTCAGGATCGTCTGCTTCAAGATCATTGTGGCGATCTGGCGCAGGAAGTCCGACGCGAACGCGCGGAACGCATCCCACGCGCCCTTGAATCCGTCCTTCAGGTTGCCGGCCGCGACCGCCGCCTGCACGAACCCATCGACGACACTGGTGAGGCCGGTCGCCCACTGCTCCGTGATCTGCTGTGAGCTGATGATCGCGTCGGACGTCTCGATGGTCCCGGCCTTGATCGAGACCAGCTGCGCGCGCGTGTGCGCGAGAGCCTTCTGCGCCTCGGGATCCTTCAGCGCGTCGATCATGTCGATCGCGGCCTGCGCGGCCTGCTGGATCTCTGGCACCATCTCCGCGTTGATCGCGGCGATCTTCGCGCGGCCCTCCAACTCCGTCTGAAGGTGCGCGCGCGTCAGTTCGTTCTCGGCCTGAATTCGTTCAGTGCGGAGCGTGACCTGATCCGAGACCGCCTGCTCTTTGTCCTTGATATCGGAGATCAGCTTTTTCTTCTGCTCCAGATTCCACTTCTCGGCTTCCTGCTCCTTGCGGATCGCGATCAGGCCGTTGAGCTGCAGCACCGCGGCCTGCGCTGCGCGCGCGTCTCCGAGATCCGCCATCTCGGCGATCTTCTCGAAGATCTTCGTGTACTCAGTGTCGACGAGGGCGACGCGCTCTTCGAGCGTGTCGGCTTCCTTCTTCGCCACCTGCCGCTCGACCGCGGCCAGTTCGTCGGCGACCTCCTTCGCGAGGTCGACCTTTTTCTTGGCCGCAGCAGCATCGGCGTCGGCTTCCTCGGCGAGGCGCAGCTTCCGCAGCCGCTCGAACTCCGCCTGCAGGATGTCGTTGTCGCGTGCCGACTGGGTCCGGCCGCGAACCTGCGGGCCGCTGACCGTCGACTTCGGCGGAGTCTTCGGTCCCTGCGGAACCTCGGCGGCAAAGCCCGCCATGAGAGCTTCCTGCCGGACCTTGAACTTGTCCTGAAACTCCTTCAGCACATCCTCGAAGGTCTTCGGCGTGAAGATGCCTTCCCACATCGCGACAGCCATGTCCTTGATGGTCCCGAAGACCTCAACAAAAATGGCGACGATCAGGGTGCCTGCTTTGCGGACGATCTCGAAGTTGTCGTAGAGCCAGCGCGCGATGCTGAAGCTGGCGAACCCGACCGCCAGCGCGGCGCCGACCCCGGTCAGCATCGTCAGCATCCGAGGGAAGAGCAGGAAGAAGGTCTGGAAGAACCCGCGCATGTACGCCGCAGCGGCCGCGATCGCGCCGCCGAGGAGCTTCATCTTGCCCCAGACCTTGTCGATCCAGTCGGCCATCGACATCAGGATGTTGATGGTCTTCACGCCGATGAACGCCGCGAGGATCGGAGTCGCCTTGTCGATATTCTCCGCGAGTGCGATGACCCCCTTGGTCACCAAGGTCATTGCCTCGCCGACGATCTTCGCGAACTTCTTGCCGTCGTCTGACTTCAGGAACCGCGACAGCTTGTTGACCGCTTCAGTGAACGCGTCGAGGAAGCCGCTGTTGGCGACGATCAGCTCGAACTCAGTGATCGAGTTGCCGAGACGATTGATCTGGCTCTGCGCCGTCTGGGTGGCGTCCTTCAGCTGCGGCGTGACCTTGTCGCGATACTGCTTCGCGAACAGCAGGATCATCTCCGAGCTGACCTTGCCCGCCTTCAACCACTTGTTCAGGTCGAGCGTCGTCAGGTTCATCGCTTTCGCGAATTCGTAGAACGCGCCCGTGAGACGATCACCCAACTGGCCGCGCAGCTCTTCCGCCTGCACCGAGCCCTTCGACATGATCTGTTCGAGCGCCTTGAAGACGCCCGTCATATCATCGTTCGAGATGTTGAAGACCTTGCCGACCTCGGCGAAGGACTCGAACACGTAACGCGTCGCCTGCAGCGACATGCCCGCGGACTTGGCCGCGATCGAGAACTTCGAGTAGCCGTCCGCAACGTCCGGCAGCAGCAGGCCGAGGCGCTCCGCCTGCTTGGAGACGTACTCCATCTCCTTGCCGACCGCGTCCGAGCCGAACGCGACGGCGAGCCGGTTCTGGGCCCCCTGCCGCTTCTGGACCGCATCGAGCACGTTGCGCACGCCCGCGATCGCGCCGAACAGGCCGATGTTGGCCGCCGTGAACGCGAGCACCTCGCCGCGCAGGCGCTGCAGGAACGACAGGGTCGTGCGGCCGCCCGAGCCGCTGAAGGCCTTGGTGAACGCCGTCAGGCCGTTGGTCTTGGGGCCGGTGGCCGCCGCCGCGTTGCCGAAGGCCGTGATCGCCGTCGACGCCCGGGCCGCGACGCCCTGTAGGCGGGCCATCTCGTCGGCGAGCTTCCGGGTGTTGACCCCGCTCCCGGCGAGATCGGTCTGGATCTTGCGGACCGCGAGGGCGAACTGCTGGTAGCGCTGCTGGGCCGCGGCGAGCCGCTGCTCCGCCTGCTTCAGGGACGCCGTCAGCGCCTCGCTGGGGGCATCTGCGGCCTGCACGGCCTTGGCGTAGCCGATGACATCGGCCCGCGCTGTGCGCAGCTCCTGCGCCGCCCCAGCGGCCGCCGTGCGTGTGTTCTTCAGCCGGTCGATCAGGACGGCGATGCCTTGCGCGCCCTGCTGGACGGAGCCCAGCTTCGCCAGCTCGTCGCGCACCGCGACGGTGCTCTTGCCCGTGGCGGCCATCTCGCTGGCGTAGCGGCCGGCGGCGACGCCCGCTTCGTTCAGGACCGTCTCCAGCCCGCCGATCGTGCGAACTAGCTCAGCGTTCGGATCGACGATCTGGCGCACGGAGGCGCCCGCACGGGCGTTCGCGAGCGCGAGCTTGTCGACGCCCGCGGCCATCGCGCCGATGCCCCGAGCGGCCTTCTCCGCGTCCGTGCCGACCTTCTGGAACTGCGCCAGCTCCTGCGCCAGCTTCTGGGCCTTGGCCGCCGCTGCCGCTTCCGCGGCCTCCCGCTCCAGCACCAGCTGCAGCACGTCCGCTTCGTAGCGGCGCCGCGCTTCCTGCCGGGCCTTGAGGTCCGCGATCTCGGCCCGGGTGCGCCGGGCGCGCTCGTCGGCCGCCGACTTCTCCCGCCGCGCCGTGTCGGCGATGGCCGCCGCGTCTTCGCGCTCGGCCTTCGTCAGCTCAGTCTGTACCGCGAGGGCCTTGACCTTCTCGGCGGTGACCTGCCGCTGGATCCCGGCGTACTGTTCAATGAGGGCGTTGGTCCGCTGGACCTCGCCGCCGGCCGCGCGGAAGACTGCGTCGACCCGCGCTTCCGAGGCCGCCATGTTGTTGATGTCGAGGCCGGCCTTCGTCGCCGCCTCACTGACCTTCGCGAGCAGCTTGGCGTTCTTGCTGAGCGCACCTTCCTGCCGCTCGAACGCCTTCTGGGCATCGCGAAGTGATTTCTCCAGCGCCGCAGTGGGCGCCGCTGCAGCGGTCAGCGCCGCGCGCGCGTCCTGCACGCGCGTCGCAAACAGCTTCAGCTTCTCCTGCGCTTCGGTGGACTGCGCGGAGATCGTGCGGAAGAGTTCGATCAGGCGCTGGTTGGCGGCGAGCCCAGCCAGCGCCTGATCGAGTTTCTTCGCGATCGCGGTGATCTCGCCGAGCGTGGCCTCGCCGCGGCGGGCGGAGGGCTCGATCTCGTCGAACGACTTCGACAGCTTGCTGACGGCGACGTCGATATCGGCAATCGGCTTCGACGACAGATCTGTCGCGCGAATGACGAGTTCGATGTCTTTGCTAGTCGCCATTCGCGAGCCTCTTCACCAGCTTGCTAAATTCCTTGCCGGCTTCCTTGTCGAACAGGGAAGCCACCGCCATCTGCGTCAGCAGCGCGTCCGTCGCTGCATTCGCATCTCGCCGCCGTTGAACGACGCGAGTCTCGTCCCACAACATCCACAGCGCGTAGTGCCGTGGACTCGCGTGCCCCTCACTCAGGAGGAGCGACGCGCATTGCTTCAGCTCTTCGAACCAGTCGGTTCTTCCGCGGTCTGCGAGTTGCTCCCCTGCAGCAAGGGGGTCATCCCGCTCAGCAGGTCCTGCAGCCCGCGGAGGAAGTTTTTTACGGAGTCGGCTCCGTCGAATGTCAGCTTGCCGATCGCAAGCAGCGCGTCGAGCTGCACCGGCATCGGAAGGCTGCGCGCCTTCTCCCACTGGTCCATCTCGCCGCAGCCCAGTGCGATCGCTTTCGCGGCCAGCACCGGGGCCATGGTGATGAGACTGGAGAGGGATCCGATGACATCAGTGTCATCGGATCCCACCTGCAGTCCCTGAAAGAGTTCGATCGCCTTGTCGAGTTCGCCACGGTGGCCGGCCGTCACCAGCCGGGCCACCATGTCGAACGTCAAACCCTGCACCTCGAACTCGCCGCCGCGGAACACGATCTTCCGCGTCTCGATTACGACATCAGCCAGCATCTCTCAGGTCCTCGGTGGCTGTATCGATTACGCGGCGCGGCCGTCGACGTAGATCGCCTGCGTGCTCGCGTCGAGCAGCAGGATCTCGACGTTGAACGGCAGCTGCTGCCAGCTGTCGCCCTTCAGCGAGAAGTCGCCGTTCGGGCTGAGCTTCGCGTACGGCATGTAGTAGTCGCGATCCGTGCCCTTCGGGTTCTTCGCGATGAAGCGGAGAGCGCCCTCGATCGTGGCGTTGGACGACGTCACCACCTGCACGCGGCTGTTGACCACCGGGGTGTAGGTCACCCAGAGGCCTTCAGTTGCCGGCGCCACGCTGGAGCCCGTCGGGATGTAGACCCGGCCCAGCGCCGCATCGACCGTGTAGTCGGTGCCGAGCGTGGCCGCCGTCGCGGTGCCCACCGTCGTGCCCTTCTTCACGGTGATCGCCGTCGCGTTGCGGATGCCCGACGGGTTGAGAGTCGTCGCGCCGATCTGGTAGTAGCGGTCCTTCTGGACGCTGCCCACCGGGGCGAGCACGGCGTCAGTCACCACGACCGCCGTCTGCGCCACGCTACCGCTCGTACCGAGCAGCAGCAGCGACAGGTTGTCGGCGCTGATGTCGTCGAGGATGAACGAGCCCGTGCGCGTGAGTTCGAGCACGACCGAGTCGTCCTTCACGCGGATGCCCTGATCCGAGTTGAAGTGGTCGAGCATCTGGCTCGCGATGTTGATGTTGAACTCCGTCGAGTTGCCGAGGTAGCGCTCGCCGGACTTCGTCGTGGTACCCGTCAGGAATCGGTCGAAATAGAGTTCGCCCCGACCCAGAGTGTAATTCGCCATGTCTCAACCTCCAGTTAGAAAACCAACCCCGAGTTGATCACGGGGGCCAAAAAAGAGCGTCACCATCTTCGGTGACCGTCAACACGATTCGCAGCCAGAAAAACGCGCGCTCCGACAACTGATCGGGCGGCCGCACGGTGCCCGGCTCCAGCGCCAGCTCGACCACCTCTTCGAAGGCGGTGCCTTTCAGCGCCGTATCGTACACCTGCTTCCGAAGCTTGCCGAGCGCCTTCTTGACATCCACCATGAGCGCGTGAGCGGAATCCGTGGGGTTATCGAACTCCTCACGCGCCCAGCCCTGCACGAGCAGGATCCAGTCGTCCTTCTGCACGCCGCGCGCATTGCCCACGCGCACGGGCTCGCGATCGGGGTTCAGCGTCTCAAGAATCGAGATCATCGGCAGCGGGTCGTCGTCTCCGAACCAGAACCGTCCGCGGAATACTGCGTCAGTAAGCGTGTGCTGATACCCGTTAGCGACGGTCACTTCCGTCGACAGGTACGAACTCAACTGCTTCTGGATCGCGAGGCGAACACTGTCAGCCATTGTCACTCCTCGCAAGCTGCCGGAGGAATTCCCCTTTCAGCTTATCTGTCACGCGAGGCTCTACGGTCTGCGCGACTTGCCGGAAGACCTGATCGACCGACGGGCCGTACAGGATGTAGAGGTCCGGGTTCTTCTTCGAGAAGGGGATCGCGCGCTTGTTGCGCAGGGTCGTGCCCGGCTTCAGGCGCACCGCGATGCCGACGTTGAACGAATCCTCGGTGACGGCCTTCGACCCGGCGCGCAGCTTGATGAAGAACGCCTTCGGCATCTCCTGCGGCTTGCCGGGCTGCACCGTCACGACGACGCCGCGCTTCTTGGCGTTGGTCGTGAAGCTGCCCGGGCGCGCGAACCGGGCGAGCGACGTCGCACGCTTGCGCCCGGTGATGACGGCCTCGGGGTTGTTCGGCGTCGCCCAGCGCGTCACGTTGAGTCGGTTGCCGGCGGTGGCCGACCCGAGATAGGGCCGCGTGAACGCGACCTGCGCGCGGATCTCGCGCGAGGACTCCGCGTAGGCGAAGCGCGTCGTCGAATTGATGGCCGGCGCCAGTGCGCGGCTCGTGCGCTGGGGGAGGGCGCGCAGGTACGCGCTCACCTTCTCCAGCCCAGCGGTCTGAACTTTGAACGTCATGCGTCACTCCGCACGACTTGGAATTCGACCGTGAAGTCATCCTTCGTCGGGTCCTTCAGGTCGAGTCGATACTTCTGCCCTTCGGCAGTGGTGATGCTTCCGCCGCGCCGAATGCCCAGCCGGGCCACGTCCGACGCGAGGAAGATCACACGCTCGATTTCCTCGATCGTCTGCGAGTAGCCCTCGCGATCGAGATCACCGATGCGGGCGTAGCGCGTGTGGAGACGGACCGAGACCACGGTGCCTGCGCCGCCCAAGGCGGGAACGTAGGTGACTGGCCGGGCGAAGGTGCTATGCACCGACGCCCGAGACAGTTTCCGCAGCTCGGTCCACTCCATCGACTACTCCTTCGGCGCCTCGGCCGCAGGGGCCGGGACAGGCGCATCGAGCGGCGCGGCAACGCCCCACTCGATCAGATCCGCGGCGAGCTTCTCGTCGCAGGTGAACTCCACGCCGGGGTTGGCCGTCTTCGGGCCGTCGAGGACGATCGTGTTGATCGCCCGAATCTTGATCTTCGCCATCCGTCTTCTCCTGTGGAAAGGGGCTCCCCCTTACGGGAGAGCCCCGGTCTCAGTGCGGTCTGATCAGACCACCTTCACCTTCATGGTGCAGTCCGCGCGCAGCGGCACCATCAGCGGGGCGCTCTGCGTCATCAGGTACTCCGCCGACGGGTCTTCCTGCACCCACGTCTTCGGGAAGTACGTGAGGGGCTGGTAGCCTGCCGCGCCGTCCATGATGGCGCCGAAGCAGCGCACACCCTCGATGCCGGCCGACGCGGTCAGCACGACCGTGTCCTGCGACAGCATCTGGGTGACGGTGCCGTCATCCGCGTCGTACACGTCCGCGTACACGTAGATCTCGACGCCGCTGACCTCGCCGACCTTGCGGGCGACGGTGCCATTGAGCGGATCACGGTCGACGGAGAGCGCCGAGCCCTTGATCTGCGTGGACAGCAGGTCCTTGACCTTCGGATGCACGCGGAACGCCTGCCACGCCGTGACGCCCATGGTGGCGCGGTTCACGATGTAGCCGGTGCTCGACTGGATCAGCGCGAGCCACGTCTCGAAGTTCGTGAGCGGATCGCTGTTGACCGTGTCGGTCCACAGGTTCGTGCCCGTGAGAACCACGGTACGGTTCGCGTTGCGCTGGAAGGCCACGACGGCCGTCGGATAGCTCTCGCCCGTGATCGTCAGGGAGCCGTCGATGATCGCGCGCGCGGCCATCCACTCCAGACGACGGTCGATCATCTTGCGGTGCTCGGAGAGAATCTCCGCGACCTTCGCGTCCCGGCGCTGCTGCAGGGAGAGGCTCCCCATCAGCGGCTCGCCGGCGCGACGCTTGATGATCTTCGACGGGTCGATCACGTCCTTCGGCTTGATGTACGCCGGCTTGAAGCGCTTCGAGCTGTACCCGCGATCCGTCTGCACCTTGCCCTGAACGAGCGGCGAGACGAACGGTGCGAGCCGGCGGGTGTGGTCCACCAGATCGAAGTCGATGAATTCCTGATCGAAGTTCATCGCGTTCGGGAAGAACTGCGACCAGTAGTTGCTCACGTCCGGCGTCAGCGTCTCGATGACGCGGACGAGGTCGTGGGTATCGTAAGTGCCCAGTGACATTGTTCGATGCTCCTGAAGTTGAAACGGTGAGGGTTAGATGACCGTGGTCGAGCCCGGGAGGGCCTTCACGGAAATCGGGGTGCGATCGAACGCGGTGACCTTCTGCAGGGTCGTCGCGCCGCCCGGCCAGACGAGGGCATCGATGTTGAAGATGCCGCCGATGTACATCTGGCACAGCACATCCGCCGCCGTGGCGTCACATGCGTGAACCAGAATGCCGACCGCGAACTGCGAGCCGTCGACGCCCGCCGGGTTCCAGACCTTCAGCTTGCCCGACGCCGTGATGCGGCCCACGACCGCGAGAGCCGCGAGGTTCTGCCCCGTGACCAGCTTGGCCTCCGCGGTTTCGACATCGTCGCCTGCGAAGATGTACGGCGGCGTGTATGCATCGCCGGTTTCAACTCCAGCCAGAAAATCAGCCATTGAAATTCTCCTTCAGAAAGTGGTGATCAGTTGAACTTGCGGCCGGTCGCCGTCGAGAACGCGGACAGGATCCGCTTCGAGACGTCGTCCGCAGCTACCGCTGCCGTGCCGGCGTCCGCGCCGACTTCGGGGTTGCCGGTTGCCATCGCCGCGGCGAACGCCGGGGCCACAGCAGCCTTGGCCGCAGCCGGAGCCGCAGCGAGAATGCCCTTGGCGGCATCCGCAGCCATGTCGGTCGTGAACGCGAGGTGACGCGCGAGGGTGTCGCGCTCCTTCGCTTCGTCCGAGGACAGGATCGCGCTGATGCGCGCCCGCTCGTCCGCACGCGCCGTCGCGCTCGCAGCCGCAGCGGCCGCCTTCACGTCTGCCTCGGTCACAGCCTGAGGCGAGGCTCCTTCACTCTTCTCCATTGAAACACTCCTTCGAGTTGTTGAAACTGAGCTTCGCAGCTCGCCAATGACCGCGGACAGCGCGTCGACAGGACTCGCTACCGCATCGATCAAACCTAGGGTCAGGGCCTCGGCGGAGCCGTAGGTCCGCGCCTCCGTCGCGCGCACGGCTGCGGCATCGATGCCACGATTGCGCGCCACGAGCCCGACGAAGTCTTCGTAGCTGGCGTCGATCTCCGCCTGCAGCTCCGCCTTCACGCTCTTCGAGAGCGGCTCATACGGATTGGCGTCGACCTTGTGGTCGCCCGCGAAGACAAACGTCACCTTGACGCCGTCCTTCTCCAGCGCCTTCGAGTAGTCGACGTGCATCGCGACCACGCCGATCGAGCCCACCGAGGCGCTGCGCGTCGCGATGATCTTCGTCGCGGCGCTCGCGATCGCGTAGGCGGCCGAGTGCGCGTTCGCGTCCACGAGCGCGTAGATCGGCTTCTGCTCGCGCGCCGCGTAGATGAAGTCGACCAGCTCGAAGCAGCCCTGCACCATGCCGCCGTTGCTGTTCACGTCGAGCGCGATCGCCTTGACGTCCGAGTCGGAGAGGGCGGCCGAGAGCATGCCGTGGATCGCGTTGTAGCCCGTGGCGAACGACATCGCATACGGGAAACGGTTCAGCAGCACGCCGGTCACTGGGACCATGGCGACGCCGTTCACCATCGAGTACGGCTTCGCGCCTGCGAGGAACTGTTCGTGCGCCGCCGCGACGGCCGCCGGCTTCGCCACGTCGGCAGCCGCGAGCAGCGCCGCGATGTTGTTGAACGACGGCGAGTAGAGCACCGGGCGCCCGTCGAGTTCAGCGAGCTGGGCGTTCACTTCAGCCATTACCGTTGCCTCCGGCGTTGCCGTTCTGGTCCTGCTGGTCTTGATTCTGCTGATCCTGCTGGGCGGCCGTAGCCTCCGCCTGCGCCAGTGCGATGTTGGCCGCGCCGAACACGAGACCCGCCTTCTCGGCTTCGGCCTGCTCGCGTGCCTGCTGCGCGAAGATCTCGCGCCAGTCGAGGCCGAGGCGCGCCGCCTCGATCTCCTTGGTCGACAAGCCCGCGTCGATGCGCGCGACGGCCGCCTGCGTTTCCTTCAGCTCGTCGATCTGGCCGCGGCTCGCGCCGATCCACGCACACTGGCAGTAGGCCTCCTTGTTGAGGCCTTCGTAGAAGCTCGGCGCGTTCTTCGGCAGCGACTTGATGTCCCCGGCGTTGATGGCCTCTTCGAGCCACAGCTCGAAGATGCTCGACGCGAACCGATCGGCCACCATCTTCTTGCGGCCCTGCATGTACTTCCACGTCTCGTTCATGCTCGCGCGCGCCGACGAATAGTTCGTCTTGCTGTAGTCGCGGGAGAACTGCTCGTATGACAGGCCGAGACCCGCAGCGATGTGACGGAGCAGGGACTCTTCGAAGGTCGTGCCCACGCCACCGGCTTGGCCTGCCGGGCGAAGATTGAGCTTCGACCCGGGGAACAGGTGCGGGATCTTGACGCCGTCGATGTGGACGTTCTTCGATCCTTCGGAGTACTGCGAGATCGCGCCGAGGTACTGACTCGCCCACTCGATGCTGTTCGGGCTCGACGCACCGATGGATTCGAGCGCGGCCTCCCGCGGCAGCTCGGACTCGATGGTGGCCGCGTAGGTCGCGTTGACGACGGCGTTCTGCAGGACGATGTCCTGATAACGGCTCGTCATCTTCATCTGCTTGAGCACGCTGACCATCTCCGCGATGCCGCGGGTCTGGTCGGGCATGAAGCGCTCGAACAGGTGAATGACCTGCAGGCGCCCCCACGGTTTGCGCATGGGCACGCGAACCCAGTTGAACCCCGTCATGTCGTACGGATCCGCCGGGTGACCGACGCGGATGTGCGCCGCCATCGGCGCGCCGTAGCGGTTGCGCTCGATGCCGCCGCGCAGGTTCTTCGTGTCCGGCTCGCCCATCGGATTCGACAGGCGATCGAGATGGATCATCTGCACGGCCGTCGAGTACGGGCGAATGCCTTCGCGGATCCACTCCGCGGTGGCGAGAATCTCGCCGGCCATCACGTACACGCCGATCGCAAGGCGCGTGAGCCCCGTGAGCGTGTCGTGACGCGATGCGTCGACCCAGCAGTTCTGGGACTCCGCGTAGAGCCGGAACTTCGACTCGACCTCGCGCTGGAATTCCTCGGCCCACGTCTCGTCGAGCCCGAGCACGCGGAAGTCCGGGCGCGAGTTCAGCGTGAACTGCGTGCCGACGATGCTGTCGCGGTGGATCGCCACCGCGCCGTTCGCGTAGCCGTCGTTGCGGACGATGTCGCGCGAGCGCGCGTCGGACATCTTCTTGACCGGCAGGATGTCGCCATCGGGCGATCGCAGCGACGGCTTGTCCATCGCGAGTTCGCGGCTCGTGCGGCTCGCGCCCTCGTAGGCGCCGCCGACGGCCATGGGCTGCAGGGGAGTGATCGTGACGTCCATCAGAAGGTCACCCCCGCAGGCGCACGATAGGCCGCCGTCAGCAGCCCGAGCTGCGCTTTCAGCGACAGGATGTACTGCGCCAGCCGGGGCGCGTTGGCCGCCGTGTACTCGACGCGCTCGCCGTTCTGGTCGACCACGACGCGCGCGCTGAGCCCGAGGTTCAGCCGGTGATAGGCCGCTTCGGCTTCATTCAGCAGCGTGAGCAGCGCCGGGCCGCGATACGCCGGAGACTCCGGGGCCGTCGCCGGGGCGACGTCGCCGCAGCCCGGGTCGGTGACGACGACGCTGTACTTCAGCGTGCGCGTGACGCCTGCGCTGGAGATCGTGAACGCCGCTTCGTAGGTCTGCCCGGTGACGAGGCCGATGCCCGCCGCGAGCTGCCGGCGGTAGACGCCGTTGCTGCCTGCGACGTAGCCGAGCACGGCCGGCCATGCCTCGCCCGTCACCTCGACCGCCGCACTGTCGCGCAGGGTCGCAGCCACCGCGGCGTCGTTGATATACAGCCCGGTGAGCGCGTTGCGCACGATCACTTGAAGGACCGGCGCGTTGCCTTGTTCGAAGATCAGCGTGCAGCTCATGGTTGACAGATCCACCAAAAGTGGAAGCGAGTGTATACCACTGTTGTCACGGAACCAACGACTTCGCTTCAGCGTCGATGATCGACACGCCCGCAGCCGCTGCATCGATGAGTGAAGTTGCCTCGGCCTCCGCGTCGATCATCGAGAAGCTGCTCACCTCGATCTCGAACACGATGACCTCGCCCGTGAGCTGCTGCCCCTGTGCGAGCATTGAGTCAAGGAAATCCGCCAGTACGGCGTCACCGATGATCGTGCGTGACGTAAACGCAGTAACGATGTCGGGTGAATCAGTAACGATCACTCTCGCAGTGATATTGACTGAAGTACTAGAGTTCGAGACATCGCGCGCATCAGCCATCGCAGCATTCGCGGCGAAGGTGAGCGCGCCAGAAGATGCGAGAGTGTCTGCGATGTCAGTAATCGAGCCGGCCGCGCCGACGACGAGCACGGCCACCGAGGCCGCGCGATCCCTTGCGTCGGTCACGCTGACGTTGGCCTGCGTCGCGGGAGCGCCGCCCGCCGCGGCCATCTGATCCGCGCTGTCGGCCTTCGAGAACGTCGCGATGACCGGCAGGCCCGCGGTGGCCGCCAGTGTGTCGATCGCATCGGCGAGCGCCGCCGCCATCGCCATCGCGAGTGTGCCCGTCGACGCAACGCGGTCGTTGCTGTCGATCAGGCTCACGGTCGCGTTCGCGCCAGCCGAGCCGAGAACGCCAGCCGCGACTTCCGTGTCGCGCGCATCGGTGAGCGCCGAGGCCGCTGCGACCGCCGCCGCCGTCGCCGCCGCGATCGTATCCGCCGTGTCGGAGAGGCTCGCGATCGCCGCCGTCGACAGCGCCGCGCCGCTCGCCAGCACGTCGAACGCATCCGCGAGCGCCGCCGAGAGGCCCGCCGTCAGCACCGAGACCGATACCAGCGCGTCGCGCGCGTCGGTGAGATTGCTGATCGCCTGCGTGACCGGGGCACCGCCCGCCGAGGAAAGCTGGTCGGCGGCGTCGGTGATCGTCGAGACCGCTACCGCCGCGAGCGCCGTCGCCGCGAGCAGCGAGTCGGCCGCGTCGTTGATCGCTGTGGCCGCCGCGACGGGGATTGTCGCCGCCGAGACGAGCGTGTCGCGGGCGTCGTTCAGCGACGCAGCGAAGCCGGCCGTAGCGGACATCGCCGCCGTGAACACGTCGACCAGATCGTTGAGCGTGGCCGCCGCTGCCGTCGCCAGCGCCGTCGCCGCCGCGAGCCTGTCTGCATCATCCGCCTTCGCGAATGAGGCCGCCGTAGCGGCTGCTGCGGCTGCCGCGAGGGTGTCGACGCTATCGGCCAGCGCGCTCGTTGCGGCAGCGGCGACGGCAGCCGCCGCCGAGAGCGTGTCGGGGGCGTCGGTGACGGTCAGCGAAGCGTTCGCGCCTGCGGTGCTGCTCGTGCCGTCGCTCGCGAGAAGATCGGGGTCATCGGTCTTCGACAGGGCGGCGGCCACCGCTTCGGCCGTCGTCGAGGCGATCGTGTCGGATCGGTCGGTGACGGACGCCGCTGCCGCTACCGCGTTCGCGCTCGTCGCTGCGATCGTGTCGGGCGCATCCGTCTTCGAGAGCGCGGCGGCGACCGCCTCGGTCGCGATCGCCGACAACGGGTCGGGCGAATCCGTGACCGCGAGCGCCGCATTGGCCGCCGTAACTCCGTTCGTGCCTGTGGACGCAAGCGTGTCGAGAGCGTCGGTGATGGATGCGGCGGCGGCTGTCGCCACTGTCGCCGTTGCGACCATCCCTTCGCCGCCGTCGTAGACCGCCAGCGTCGCCGAGATACTGATCGTGCCTGATGCGCTGATCGACTCTTTCGAGTCGACGACGATCAGCGATCCTTGCGTTCCGCTGCTGCCCTGCGTGCCTCGGATGTAGGTGCCGAAGCTGCCTGCGCCAAATGGGCCGTGGCCGAACATCAGTGCAGTCTCGGGCCGGTGCCCGTCAGGTTCCAGCCGCTTGTCGTGAACGTGCCCGTGAGCACGTTGCTGTCATTCGTGCCATCGTTCTGCACGATCGCGTAGGCGTAGGTCGTGCTGCCGGTCAGGCCACTGATAGCCACATCGGGCGTCGTGTCCGTGACCGCGACGTTGTCACTGAACGCTGCCGCGCCGCCGCTCGCCTTCTGGCCGAGCTTGATCTGCGCGGCCGTCACGCCTGCGAGATTCGCCGCCGTGTCGACGACAACGTAAAGCGTGCCGCTGCTGGTGTCCGTCGTGCATCCGACCGTGGCGCTAGTCGCGCTGGCGATTTCACCGGACGGGGTCGGCGAGGAAATAACCGCTCCGCCGACCGCAGATACGTTGAAAACCGCGATGATTCCCGAGCGCGATATTGAATCTTGATTTGATGTCGCGCCGGTAGACGTTGTCCCGCCACCGTCAAAGGCCAAGCCGCCCAATCCAATGCCATACCACGGTGACGCGCCAGCACCGAGTAGCTGGCCGACTTCAGTGTATGAACTCAGCCATGTGTTGAAATCCAGAAACGCCGCAACGGTGCCGTGCATCACGATATGGCCGAGGGCGAATTTCCGCCCCGCTGATGTCGTTGGAGACGTGGGAGTCGTGTAGTTGGATGGCGCACTCGGTCCGGTATTCGTGTTCTGTTTCGCAGATACGTCCTTCGGAGACGCACTGCTGATGTTGGTATGGCCCACCAGCAAATACGAGCTCTTGCTCGCGCTTCCGATGGTGTAGGAGACGGAGGTCTCAGTGCCATCTGAAATCTTGAACCAGAAGTACGAGCCGTGGAACGAGCCTTCCGCCGATCCGACTTCTTCTGCAACCGTCCAGCCGGCAGGGTTTCCGGTCTTGTAGTCATCCGACGCCACATGCAACGTCAGCAGCGTCCCAGTCGCCTGCGCGCTGAAACCCACGTTCGTCGTCGCGGTGGTGGAGTCGCCCGACGTGATCTGTGTTGAGACTGGATCCGCCACGCTATGCCGCCTTCCGCAAGTTGCTGCGATCCTTCCGCAGGCCGCCCTTCATCACGACGCGCCCGTTCTTGTCGAGGAACTGCACGCGGCGATGACCGCGATAGACGCATTGCAGCGAGCAGAACGTGTGACGCGGGGGCGTCAGGGGGTACTCGCAGACGACGCACTTGAGGGTCACGGATAGACCCTCACGCGATCAAGCGCAATCGGTCGCGAGCCATACAGACGACCGGGAACGGGCTTGCCGCCTCTCACAATCGGCAGCACGTACCGATGCGCGCGATAGACGCACTCAAGGGAGCAGAACGTGGTCTGCGGTGGTGCGAGGTTCACGTTGCACCACGCGCAAGCGTCACGCGCGGATTTCGTCGGCACGGCCCGCCGCCAGCAGGCCGAGCGATTCCAGAAACGCGAGGCCCGCGATAACGTCGGCGTCGTCGAGGTCAATCTCGTTGTCCTTCACGGCGTCGAGATCCTTCTGCATCGTCGTGAGCGCCGCGCGGGTCTGCGCGTCGAAGTCCATGTTGGTCGGCGCGGCGTCGCAGGCGACGCGCTCCGGGAACGTGAATCGTCGACGAAACGCGAGCGTCGAGATCGTGCGCGGCGCTGCACTCGTTGCTTCCTCGATGCCCAGCGTCGGCGTGTTCCCCAGCGCACACCACGCCAGCCATTCGAGATGTTCGGGCGACTGATCGTCGGCGACCGGAGTGACCTGCACTCCGTCAGACGTGCGGACGACGATGCCCGCGCCGGGGTAGTAGGTGTAGCTCAATTGTCGGACTCCATGTATCCGCTGAACAGCGTCAGGCCCACGACGCTCGAAGTGCCGCCGACGCTGTGATACGCGCGCGGGCCGACCGTGGTGGATGCCGCGATCAGGTCGGTGGTCGCGACGCTGGTGACGGGCGTGCCAACTGCCTCATCGGTGAACGTCACGCCGATGCTGCCGCCGCCCGGGGGGCAGAAGATCGAGACCGTGTAGACGCTCGGCCGGTCGGTGCTGGGCCGCGCGACGCCCGTGTCGACCTTCGTCGCGGTGCCGCTGGCGTCGTTGAACATGAATTGCCAGTTGCCGTCCGCGGCGTCGTAGCCCGCGCCTGCGATGTTCACCTGCGACGATGGCTGCACGTCGGTCGGCGCTGCGGTCGCAGCGGCCATGCCGACGAAGAAGCGCCGCGTTCCGACTGTGCCGCCTGTCGCGGGCGAGACGCGGAAAATGTGGTGGAAGCCCTCGTTGGTGCGATAGGCGTTCGTCGCCGCGCGGTAGCCTGCGACGGCGGTCGCGGCGGCGGGCGTGGTGAGGTAGTCGATGCGCCGGCAGCGCGTGTGCAGCGAGGTTGTCGCGTACACAGCGGCGGTTGCGGTGCCGGTCGCCGTGAGTGCCGCAGCGCCCTCAGCCTGAATCGTGGTGCCCGTGCCCGCAGGGGTCCACCGCGCGATGCCGTTGCGGCCGACGTGGGGCTGCAACACGGAGTCGAGCCCGCTCGGGCCGATCGTGCCGAGCATCATCCGGCCGCCGATGCTCTTGCAGAACAGGCCGACCGTGTTTGCGGGCACCGCGGCAACGCCCGGCGTGAGCGGAATCCGCGCCTGTAGCGCCTGATCGAGTTGCACCGTCCGACTCGCGAGCGATGCGAGGGCGACGATCTTCGTGCCGCTCGTGAGATTGACCGCTGCGCCTGCGTTGGACGATTCGAGGATCGTCGTGCGGGTCAGTTGGTTCGCGGCGCTGTAGGTGCCGAGCCCGGCTTCGAAGTCGCCCGTCGCGTTACCGCTCGCGTCGACGGCCCACAGCGCATACCAGACCGTGTCGCCGACCGTCATCGACGGGATGCTGGCGAAGGTGCAGAAGCCGGTCAGCGCACCCGCGAGGGCGAGCGGGCCGGTCGTCGTGGACGTTGTCGTCTCTGCGACGCGGCTGGTGTCAGAGCGATGGGCCACGGACTACCTCATTCGACGGCGCCCCGGTGAAGGGGCGCCGTCGCTGTCATCAGCCGAGGGCGGCAGCCTTCTCGGCGTCGAGAGCGGCGACGAGCGCCGCCTTCTCTGCGGCCACCTGATCGGCGATCTTGTCGAGCGCGCCGAGCAAGATGGCGGCGTCTTCGTCCCGATGGCCCGAGACGGACTTGATCGCATCGCTGGCGATCTCCAGCTTTCGCTTCAGATTCATTACTGGTTCGCTCCGGTGATCTGGAAGGTGTTGACGGTCCACGCCTGCGCGGCTGCGGCCACGACGTTGTCGAGCGTCATGTCGCCGCCGAAGGTGATGGCCGTGGTGTTCGCGACGCCTGCGGTGGAGGTCATCGAGAGCGTGACCGTCGTGCCCGTGGTCGCGACGACCGTTGTGCCGACCGGGATGCCGGTGCCGCTCACGTTCATGCCGGTGACGACACCCGTGGTCGCGGCGAACGTCAGCACGTTGCCGTTGGCCGCCGTGAGCGCGCTGGTCGTGAGGCTGACCACCTGCGTGACCGAGCCCTGAAGATGGCACGTCGTGCCGGCCGTATCCTTGATGCGGAAGTGGCCGACCGTGCCCGCGCCCGTGAAGGTGCCCGTCCACGCGCCGGCTTTCGCCTTCGAGCCCGCGCTTGCCGCGGCGAGCCAGTCGGACGGCAGCGCCGTGCCGCCCGTGTTGAGCAGCGTGCCGCTGTCGGCCGCCGCGCAGTTGGCTGGCGCAGCGCCCGTGAAGAAGTAGAGCTTGGGGGCCGTGCCGATCGTCGTCTCTCTCGAATCGAGGCCGTTGTTCACGACCGCCTGCGAATACTGATGTGCCATGCGTGGGGTCTCCGAGGTTTATCCGAGCGGGTCATCCCGAAATTTCCCCGGCATCGTATCCCTGCACAGTTGAGAACGCAACGCACGGTTGATTCAACCGAGCATGGCCGCCAGCTCCTGCAGCGTCGGAGTCTTCCGTTCGACGGCTGCGAATGACGTCGGCTTGTCCGGTGTCGGCACGAAGAGCAGATCGTTCGAGTCCCACTCCGCGGCCCAGCCGGGCGGATCACTCCAGTCGATGTGCTCCGCCCGCAGATGTACTGTCAGCCCAATACCGTACGTGAATAGATCCCACGCTTCATTCCGATACGAGCGCGGGTTCTCCCACCCTTTCGGCGTACGCCTTTCGACACACATCTCAGTGAAGAACTCGTCAGGAAGCCAGTCAGGGAAATGTATCTCGCCACCACCCGGCTCTTTACGGTCGAGCATTGCATTGAGCCGGTCCTTCAGAACATTCACGTTCATCATCAACACCGGGACTTCACCACGAGCGCCTGCCGTGCGGCCCTTGTTGTTGCCGCTGTCGGGGTAGCTCACGCGCACGCGCGGGGCGCCCGGCTTCGCGTCGCCCTTCAGCAGCAGCAGGCGCTTGTGCATGCCGGTGCCGCTGTCGCGCAGCTTCTTCCAGAACGTGTAGGCGTTGTTCGTCACGCCCGAGCGGCCGCCCGAGTCGCACGCCGTCAGCTTGATCGGCATGTGCCGGCCGGAGCCATCGTCGATGGGGTAGCTCTTCAGCGCGACCTCTTCAAGCAGCAGGTCCCAGTCCTCGATGTACGCCGCCGGCTTCACCCACAGGCGATCGCCCTCCGCGTCCGTGCGTTTCGATTTCAGGATGTCGAACCGGTCGATCACCCACATGTCCGCGCCGACGCCGATGCCGAACACCTGCACGACCCATTTGTTCTTCTGCACGTCGGCCGTCGCGATGAGGAAGCGCACGCCCTCGGGCACGACCTTCTCTGGCACGGGCTCCGCGCGCGCCTTCATCTCTTCAGGCAGGCGTGTGTTCTCCATGCCGCGCGGCAGATACGGCTTGCCTTGGTCCGTGTTGACGGTCGACTTCAAGGCCTCGTCGCTGCCCGTGCGCTCGTACTCCTGCTCCGCCTTCACGTAGTTCAGGACGAGCGTCTTCCACGTCGCGAACGCGGCCGCGACGCCCTTGAGCCAGAACGACGCGACATCGCTGCGGTACGGCGTGCCGGTGATCTCGCGCTCGCGCGTGACCTTCTGCCCGTCGCGCACCCAGAGCCCGAGCTGGTTCATGTCGTACTTCTGGCCGTGCTCGATCAGCGCGCTGCAGTGAGGGCAGCGCATCTTCGCGCTCTCCGCGCTTTCGAGCAGGTCGTCGGAGTCCACCCACGTCAGCAGATCGAAGTCACCCTCGAAGTACTCGTGGCAGTGCGGGCACGGCCAGAGCCAGCGCCTGCGGTCGCCGCGATTGTAGAGCGCGAGAATGCCCGGGCACGGCGGCGCTTCGTTCGGCGTCCTCGGCATCCAGCGCAGATCCTCGATCGAGTAGCCGGGCGAGGATTCGGCGAGCGTCTTCGCGAACGTGCGGAACGTCGTCGTGCGCTTGCGCGCGAGATCGAACGGCGATCCCTCGCCGTCGATGTTCTCTGGCATGCGGTCGTAGTCAGTGAGGGCCACGCGCGGGATCGGGCGCCCCGACAGCTCGTTGATCGCGGGCCACGAGAGCGTGAGCATCATGCCGCTGCGATACAGCTTGTCGAATGTGTTGTCGCTGTCGCGCCGCTTGATCATCTTGTTGCCTGTCTCCGGCGAGTGCCGGTGCAGGCGATCGAGGCGGCGCCGTGAGAAGTCGCGCGCCGCGGCCTGCGACTTTTCGACGAGCAGGAAGTCCGCGGGGTCCGACATGATGGACGCGGTGATCCAGTTCAGGATCAGCTCGGTCTTGCCCGCCTGCGCCGGGCCCGCGAAGATCACTGCGTTGTAGGCGCGATCGCCGAGCGCATCCATGGCCTCCGTGAGGTAGGGCGCGGTCGAGTTCATCCACGGGCCGACGTACGAACCCGGGTTGTTCAAGTGCCGGTAGCGCTCCGCGGCCGTGCTGATCGACAGTCGTTCGGGCGGCTTGAGAATCTCACTGAGGTCGTGGATGACCTCAGTCAAGTTCCTGTAACGCGGCTGCAGGTTCTTCTTGATCATCGCCATCGAATTTCCCTTCGAGCAGTGTTTGCTGCAGATCCACGAGCAGTGCATCCGACAGTTCGAGAATGACCTTGCGCTGACGCTCGTCGAGCCCCACGCGCGCTTCGACCGAATCACTGAACAGCAGCACGGTCGTCTTCAATCGCTTGAACACCTCAGCCATCGCCGCGACGACCGCGTCGGTATCCCAGAGGTCGCCCTTGTTCACCTCGAACTTCTGGCGGCTGAGCTGTGCCTGCCAGAAATCCTTCTGCAGCTGGGACGGCAGCTTGTCGGGCTTGAGCTGGGAGAGGTACTCCTCGACGTTCATCACCGGGTCGCACAAGTACGGCGCGACGTCCTTCATCGCGTAGACCGGGAAGCCGGCGTTCATGCCCGAGGGCTTCACCTCGCGGATCTTCTGGGAGACGTCGCGCTTGTCCTTGCCGAAGATCAGCGCGAGCACCGAGATGCTCACCCCATCGAATAGAATGGCCTTCTCTTCAGTGGTTCTTGCTACGGCCATAATGATCCCGAGTTGAATGGAGTGATGAGATAGGTGATACCAGATCTGTTACCAGCGTCCGGGGCCCTTCCAAGTACATGAAAGCAAACAACATTTCGTTCACTTTTTTCCTTCGAGTCTACTGGGATGACCCGCATTCTGTAATTTCAAACACATAGAGGTCACTTTGCCCCGAAGAAACGCACTGTGATTTCAGTTAATATCACTGCTCTCAACTATTTGTTGGTTACCGGGGGTGTTACCACATGGGAACCATCGTAGCGCGCGGCGCCCGCTGGCGCGCCGTAGTTCGCAAGCGCGGCATCGTGCGGACCAAGAGCTTCTCGAAAGTCGCGGCCGCTCGGCGGTGGATCAACGAGACGGAACTGGGGATCGATGCGCAGGCCGACAAGGGCCGCGCCGTCACGCTCGGTTGGGTCCTCGACAAGTACCGGACCGACATCGTCGAGGCTCGGGTCTACCAGACCAAGACGCACTTCCACCTGCGCGCTCTCGCGCAGAAGCTGCGCAATGAGTTCGTCGGTGATTGCACTGCCGAGTGGTGGGTCAGCTTCGCGCGTGGGCTCACCTGCGCCCCCCAGAGCCGTCGGCGGTACCTGTCGCTGCTCTCCAGTGCCCTGCGCACCGCGGAAGCCCTGTGGGACGTTCCGGTCGACTGGCCGGCTTACCGCAAAGGTGCCAACCAGATTCGGCAGCTGCAGCTCGCACACCTCGGCCGCCCACGAGACCGTCGCCCGACCAGCGCTGAACTGGAGTCGATCTGCTCCTTCCCCGACACCACGCTGCCGCTGGCCGACATCGTTCGATTCGCCGTCGCGAGCGCCATGCGCGCCGCGGAGATCGGCCGCCTTCGGTGGGAGGATCTCGACGACAAACATCGGACCATCGTCGTGCGTGACCGCAAGCATCCGTCGAAGAAAGTTGGTAACCACTGGACCGTACCGCTGCTCGAAGGCAGCTACGAAATCCTGAAAAGGCAGGAAGCCGTCGACCTGCGCATCTTTCCGGTCAAGTCGGATTCGATACTCGCGGCCTTCCGCCGTGCCTGCCTCGCCAGCGGGATCGTCAATCTGCACTTCCACGATCTCCGACACGAGGCGATATCCCGCCTGTTCGAGCGGGGGTACTCGATCCAAGAGGTCAGCCTCGTGAGCGGCCACACCAACTGGTCGAGCCTGCGCATCTACACCCAGATCAGGCCCGAGAGTCTTCATGCCGGGCCTCTGGCCCATCGCACTGGTGAGCGATCAACCATTGGTTGATTCTCGGAGCTGCTTCAAGCCCTCTTCGCGCTTCAGGCGGAAGAACTCGTCGACGACCACCTTGTCGACGACCCAGCGACTCGCCAGCTTGAACGCGGGCACCGGAAAGGTGCCCGCGGCCAGCATGTTGCGCGCCGAGTTGAGCTTCAGCCCCAGCTTCGGGGCGGCCTCGGCGAGCGTGAAAAACGACCGATCGATCTGCGTCATACGAGTTCTCCCACCCCACTGATTCTTTCGATCTCATCCTTGCCCGCGAAATACGCGCTCGCTTTCTGGATGACGCGCAGCACCCACCCGCCCGCGCGCTTCTCCTTGTGCCGGTCGATGACGTCGCGGCGCAGGTTGAGCATGTGGATCTTGGTGCTGCCCGCGAAGACGATGCCGAGGTTCCGTACCTGCTCGTACTCACGCGGCAACGCGAACTCCAGCTCGCCGGGCTCCGTCGGGCGCGCGAGCGCGACATGCACCGCGATCTGGTCGCCGTCGCTGATCATGTAGTAGTCGACGAAGTCCTTGCGCGGGTCGTCCTCGCCCGGGCGCGCGCACGAGCCGCCGCTCAGCATCGACATGCCGAGCGCGAGGTACACGACCCCTTCGGCCTTCTTCGTGAGGACGCGCTTCTCGGACGCGTTGACGATCGGATCCACGCCGTAGCTCAGCCACGCCGGGTCGACGTTGAGGATGCGCGCCAGCTCCACCAGCAATCGAATGCGCGGCCGGGCCTCGCCCGAGAACCACTTGCGCACCGCTTCCTGCGACACCTTCAGCTTGCGCGCGAAAAAGACCTGCCTTCCCTGACCGTGCGGAGGCACGGTACCCAGATCGTCACAGGCGGCGTTGAGGCGCTGCGCGAAATCTCTGTAGTCCATGATGCCCCTCCCGGTGGCGATGCCACCATTAGGCATACATTACTACCAAAAGTTGTGGGCCTCTGTCAACTAGGGTTACGCCGAAGCGACTGAAGATAATCAAACACCATTCTTTGCCCAACATCCTTCTGGTTCGTGTCCTCCATGACGTACTCGTCGATCGTGCCCGTCGCGATCAGGTGATCGATGTAGGTCGGACCGAGCCCGATCGCGCGCGCCCCGGACAGACGAGCGTTGGCCTGCAGATATAGCTCCAGATCGAACGTGGGGCCGTACCAGAGGATCCGGCGGCCGCCGTGCTGCAGGTTAAGGCCGTGGCCTGCCGAGCCCGGGTGGGCCAGCAGGAGCGGAATCTTGCCCGCATTCCAGTCATCGATCAGGTGCTCCGCCCCCGCGCGCAGGCGCGCCGCGTTCGGGAAGCGCTTCTGGATGGCGGCGAGGTCATGCTGGAACCAGTAGAAGCACAGGACGTTCTCGCCCTCGCGCGACTCCAGATATTCTTCGAGTGCATCCACCTTGCGGTCGTGGAAGACCCGGGGCGTCTTCTCGGCATCGTAGACCCGCCCGTTCGCAAGCTGCATCAACTTCCCGGTGAGCACGCCGGCCGAGACGGCTTCGATCTCGGCGCCGTCGATCTCCGTCGCGAACTTCACCGACATCTCGTTGTAGATCGACATCTCCGCGTCGTCGAGCTGCACCGGGATGCGGGTGTAGATCGTCTCGGGCAGGTCGAGGTAGTCCTTGCCGCGCTGGACCATGACGATGTCGCTGACCAGATCGAGCACGGCCTCCATCGCGCCGGGCTTGGGCTTGAAGTTCCAGCCGTTGTAGTCGCTGGTGAAGTAGCGCTCGCGATAGGCCGTCAGCGTGCGCCCGAGGCGCTGGCCGCCATCGAGCAGGTACACGGGCCCCCAGAGATTGATCAGCCCCTTCGGTGTCGGCGTGCCCGTCAGCTGCACCATGCGGCGCGTGAGTGGCATCACCCGCCGCAGCGCGCGCCACACGAGCGCCTTGCGGTTGTTCTTCAGGCCGATCGAGGCCTCGTCGTACACGAGCGCATCGTAGGGCCAGTACTTGCCCCAGAAGTGAATCAGGTACGCGAGGTTCTGCCAGTTGATCACGCTGATGTCGAGAGGCCGGCCCGCGACGCGCCCGCCCCACGACAGCGCGCGCTTCGCCCGCTTCAGTTCCTTGGTCAGCGCGCGCGCAGTCTTCGGATCCTCCGCCGCAGCGATCTGCTCGCCGAGCGACTCGATCTTCCCGCGCCAGTACCGCAGGCGCCGCTCCGCGGGCTCGTAGGGCTCGCGCGCGTGCGCCGCTTCCTCGCGCAGCACCTCGAACTTCAAGCTGCGCGCGTGGGCCCACGTCCGCAGCTCGTCGGGCCACGTCTTCACCGCGACCGCGAGAGGCGCGACCACGAGCACGTAGCTCACGTCGAAGTCGTCAAATAAGTCGACAAGGGCGGTGATCGTTGCCCCCGATTTTCCGAGACCCATGTCGGCCCAGATCGCGCACTTCGGCGTCTTCTTGATGAACGGAACCGCTTCCTGCTGGCAGACGCGCAGGTCGCTTCTAGTCAAAGAGCGCATAGCCCAACTCGACATCGTCGACGACATAGACCTCGAAGCCTTGCGCCCGCAGCTTGTTGTGCTTGCGCTCTTGATGCGCCTCGGGCTCTTTTGCCGGGCGCTTGAATTCAACGTAGATGACGCGGATCCGGTCCTCGATCATGCGGACGAAGATGTGGTCGGGCACGCCGAGGTTCGCGCGCGGATCGAGCCGATGCACGTTCCACCCGCGCAGGCGCGCTCGCGCGGTGACCTTCGATTGGATCGGGGCTTCGACGTCGCGGAACATCAGTCCTTCCGGTAGTAGTAGGTAGAGAAGCCCGCGGCGTCGAGAGGCAGATCCTCTGCCCACTCCGGTTTGTCGATCATCGCTTCGCGCAGGCGCGCGAGACTGAGCCGGGAATCGTAGGGGGTCTCGGTGACAATTTCGTCGTGCGCGTGCAGGATCGTCTCGAACCCGGCGAGTTCTGCATTCGTGAGCCCGCATCGCAGGATGTCGTTGGCGACGGCCTGCGTGACGTTCTCCGCAAGCTTCCCACCGTGCGTCGCCTGCCGTCCCCAGACCTTGTGGGTGCCGTCGTCTTCCATGCCCTCGAAGGTCATCATCCACTTCTGCTTCGGCGGAGGCGGCTCCTCGCCGGGATTCTTCGGCGGCAACTTGATCGTGCGCAGCTCCATCTTCGGGCGCAGGTAGTGCAGGCGCCGGCCGCTGGGCAGCTCGATCCGCATGAATGGGTCGAGGCGATCGAACTTCAGCTTGCCGACCATGACCTCCTTCGCACTGCCGGTGATCACCTGCTTCGCGGCGTTTTCGAGCGCGTACCAGAACTCGACGATCTCGGGATAGGACTCGCGGAACACGCGAACCGATTCGATGGCCTGCTCCTGCGTCATCTCGATGCCCATGTTGGCCGCGTAGCCCCAGAGCCCGGTTTTCTTGATGTCACCGGTTTTCTGATCGAGCACGAGCGCGCCGCCGGAGAGGCGGAAGCCGCAGCCGAGCACCGCGGGCTTACTGAGCGTGCGCTGGTCCTTGGTGATCTCTTCGTAGGGAATGCCAAACATTCGAGTGCCGAATGCTTTGTAGACGTCGAGCCCCTGACGGAAGACCGCCAGCAGCGAGTCGCATCCCGCGAGCCACGCAACGACCCGCGACTCGATGGCCGCAAGATCGCAGACGTGCAGGATGTTCCTGACGGTCGCGCGCACGCTGCCGCGGATGACACCCGAGAGCGCCGACATCACGTCACCGAATTCGAGTTCGAGCGTCTCGTAGTCGCCCGCATGCACGAGATCGATGATGGTCTCGAAGTGCTTCTCGAAGCGCTTCTGCGGCTTCGCGAGGTTCTGGAACTGTGGCCCCCGGCCGGCACTGCGCCCAGTACGCGAAGCACCACTGAACTGGAACAGGTAACGCAGCCGGTCGTCCTCAACCATCCGGTCGTCGATCGCGATGTACTTCGCAACGGACGTGCGCTTGAGCTGCGCGCGGATCAGCAAGGCCTCGCGCGCCTCGTCGGTGATCAACACATCTTCGAGGGCAGTCGCGACCGACTGCTTGCGCATGTCGCCGAAGGCGTAGCCGCGATCGCGAACCCACGGGCCGAACTGCGTGTCGCTGTTGGGGTTGTCGAGGCCGGTGATGCCCGAGAGGCGCTGGCGCAGGCGCTCCATCTCCGTGTCGACCATCACGCGCGCGTTCGCGACGAACTGACGGTCGATCGGCACGCCGCGCTCATTGATGCGCTGGTCCGTGAACCACTCTTCCCACTCGCGGTCGAGCACGGGATATTTCGAGAGCCGCTCTTCCCACACGAAGCGCTCGGCCTCGACGTCGCGGCGGTTGTAGTGTCGGAACTGGGCCCACTCTTCGGGCCTCTCCTCAGGGGACCAGAACAGGCCGTGGACCTTCTTGCCCGTGCGCGGCTTGCAGAACACGTTGATCAGGTTCTTGCCGCCCTGCTGCTTCGCGAACTCGTCGGGCAGCTTCAGCACGGTGCCGAGATCGGCGAGCGCGCCGGGCAGGCCGAGCATGTAGGCGAGCGCCATCGTGCAGCGGTATTTCTCGATCGGCGTCTCGATCCCGCAGACGTTCTTCAGGATCGCGCGCTCGAACTGCGCGTTGTGCGCCCAGCACTGCACGTCGGGCGCGAGCACGAGATCGAACAGCTCCTGCAGCGGGGTGCTGAAGTCCGGGTCGCTGTAGTCGTACTGCTGAACGGGGCCGTCGTCGATCGCCCACGCCGCGAGGATGATCTGGGTCGATGAGTGGCGCGAGTAGTAGTCCGTGCCCAGCTTGATGTCGGCCTTCGAGCGCGTCTCGAAGTCGAAGTGCAGGTGGCGCTTCACCGCGCCCAGCTCCTGCGCGCGGTAGCGCGCCCTAGCCGAGGCAGCCGGGTCCGGGGCGGAGGCCTGTACCCAGCCGCGCGCGCCTCTTTCTCCGCGGTAGCCACGACGGCATAACATTTCCCGAACCAGTTTTGAGGGTGAACCACCGAGACGGTGATGTCGCCGCACGTGAGACAGCGGTTGCCGTCGTGCAGCGTGTCGACTCCGCAACCGCTGCAGGGTGCATTGACCAGTCGAGTTCTCATTTCGCTATTCCTCTAACGTCGCCGGGCGCCCCGAGAGGGGGTGGGGCGCCCGGCTACGAGTGGCCCCGGAGATGACAGACCGAGGAGGGCCGCCACCACCGAGGATACGCTGCTCAACCAAAGGTTGACTAGAGGTCGTCACCTTCAGCATCGAAGTCATCGAACTCCGAGTCCGTCACGACCGAGCCGAACGGATCGCCGTAGCCCAGCGTCATCACCGCACGCACCGAACAACGCACGCCCTTGCCGTACTTGTTGTCCTGCGCGTAGAAGTTGATGGTCGCGTTCACGTACACGCCGCCGTAGATGCGCGGGTCGCTGTTCGCCAGCTCGTTGCGGTCCTTGTCGATCAGCAGCGGCTGCTTCGACGACTTGCCGCGCACGAAGTACATGCCGACGTAGCCGGTGTAGGGCTCGCCCGTCTGCTGGCTCACGCAGTCGTTGCCGTTGCCGTGGCAGTCGATCGGCTTCATGCCCTTCGGCGCCGCACCCCACGTCTCGGTGATGATGCGCTGGCACTCCGCGTCGATCTCCTTGATCGCCGCCGCGTGCTTCGGGTTCTTCGGGTCGAGCAGGAACGTCGCGCCGTACTTGGGTTCCTGTCCTTCCTGAAACGCCTTCGCCTCGTAGAGGTCGGGGAACGAGAGCCGCACCGCAGGCAGCTTCACGACCTTGCCAATTACCTTTGATTTCGCCATGTCAATCGTCTCCGTCAGTGGTGGTTTCAAAATTATCGAACTCTGCCGTCAGCCCACTCAGTGCCTCGCGCGTGTCCGATTCCGGCGCGAGCGTGGGTTTGCCGCGAGGCTTGACGATGTGATCCGTCAGCACCTTCTTGGCCTTTTTCAACTTCTTCTCTGCGACCGCAGGTGAGATCACCTCGCGCGGCTCGTAGATCTGTTCATCGCTGAGCCCGGCGCCAATCAGCACCGCGGGCACCGCCTTCTCATCCTTCCATTCACGATTCGACTTGCCCTCGACCAGCTTCCAACCGGGTATGGCCCGGCCCTTCATCAGCGAGTCGATCGCGACCGATTCAAGCTTCGTGAGCCAGTTCTTCACGAGCCCGCGCTTGTCGAGCGACTCCGCCAGCTCGGTGAGGGGCGCCTGTTCGACGGCGACTTCATCGAACCCGTCAAACTCGCCGCCGACGGTCGCGAGCACCTCGGCCCTCTCGTGCGCGCAGCGCCCCGAGACCGGGCAGAACCGACACGCCTTCTCGCTGGCGTTGAACTCCGGTGCGCCGCCGAGCGCGTTGAGCATGCGATCGTAGGCCTCGGCGCCGAACCCCAGCAGATCGAGCGCCGTGCATTCCCACACGTCGTTGTGGTCGAGCCTCGGCTGGCCGACACGGATCACGACCTTGTCGATGTCGTACGCCCATCGCCACTCGTAGTAGAAGCCGAGCGCATACGCCATCAACTGCTCGTTCTTCTGCGCCCAGACCTGCTCGCCCTTGCCGTACTTCAGGTCGGTGATCGTGAGCGTCGTGCCGTGGATCGCCGCATGGTCGGCCGTGCCGAACTGGTGCGGGATCGGCATGAAGTCGCCGATCGACACCTTCGTCTCGATAAAGTGCCGGCCGGGCAGCTCACGGCACCAGTCGAGATAGGCCTGAATGTTCAGGACCATCTCTTCGTCGACGGTAAATGGGTACGAGTGCCCGCCCTTCTCCAGCACGAGCATCTCGCCGAGGAACATCGCCGCGTCGCAGTCCGCGGCGAAGCAGCGCTCGGCGAGGTAGTGCGCCTGCGAGCCTTCGAGCGCGTACGACGTCTGCTTGCCGAACAGCTGCAGTTCGTGCGACAGGCTCAGCGACCCCGGGCAGCGCATCAGCCGCGGCAGGCTCGACGGCCCGAGCAACGCATGCCCGCTCTTCGCGCGCTCCTCCGCGAGTGCGGGCCAGTCGAAGTACGCCATCAGATGTACCCGAGCACGACGCCCAGCGGCGGGAAGAAGATCCCGAGCACCCGCAGCAGGAACTGCGCGGTGACCGGGTCATCCCACATGTGAACAACCCGGAACAGGTTCGCGAACCAGCCGTAGCCGCTCGCGCCAATCAGCACGAGACTCGCCAGAATGTAGCCCGCGTTGAAGGACAGGCTTCGGTCTTTGGTCTTCATTCGTCATTTCTCCAGTTGGATGAACAGGGCATCGGCCGCGGCCGCCGCGATCGCCGCCTGCGTCGTATATCCGTGGGTGTGGAAATCCTCCCGGGCTGCCAGTCCCGAGAGGATCGCCACCGCCGCGTACTCACGCTTCGTGAGCCCGCTGACCACCATGGTTCGCGGGAACGCAGGCAACTCCGCGTTGGTCGGGGTCGGCGCCGTCGCCTACTTCGACGCCTTGGCGGATGCTTCGCACGCGGCGAGGACCGACGCGAACTTCGCCGGGGGGATGCCGTCGATCGACGTCGCCCCGGTGGCGTTGCGAATCTCCAGCGCCTTCTCCCGGCTCACGTTCTCGCGAACGAAGTAGAGGGCGGCCCGGACATCGTCGAGCGTCGGAGCGTCGAGGTCATCGACAGGGGCCGGCGCCGGAGCAGCCTTTGCGGGCGCCGTCTTCGCCGCAGCGGGCTTCGCGGCGGCAGGGGAGGGCGCCGCAGCCGCCTTCACGGACTTGGCAGGGGGTTGGGTGGGACGGGCCGCTACCTCGGCGGGTTGTGGTTCGACAGCCGCAGCAGTAGCAGCGTCGGGGGTTGCGGAGGGCGCACCCGCCCCACCCAGATTCAGAGTCGCGAGGATAGCCGTATTGGCCTTCACCGCGGCAGTCAGTTCAGAAAGAGCATTCTCGATCGACATCTTCATCTCCATGAGGTTCGTTATCGGGTAAGGGCTTGTTAGTTCCCCATCTCCACGCCTATATTACCCACCTCAGTTGCGAAGTCAACCAAAAGTGGAGTCGATGAAATGCCTGTACTTTCCCGTGCCCCGGCCGCTGTAACGCGCGATCACGCGCCGCGCAAGCGCCAGCTGGAATTCCGCCTGACGCTGCTGACCGTGGCCGTGCGCGTCACCCACGATGGACGCCTGAAGTCCCTCGCGCGCATCCTGTGCGTCGAGCCCGAGACGCTCGCCGTGTGGATTCGCCGCGGGGAGCTGACCGCCGACCGCGCGCGGCAGATCCTCAGTCTTCCAGATCTCAACCCCGATGGTGCTCCGCGCATCACGCTGGCTGATCTCGCGCCGTCCATCGCCGAAATGATCTGACCTCGGAGGTCACATGTCCGCTCAAATCATTGGTCTGCGCGATGGTCCGCGCGGCGAGGGTCGGGCTCTCCGCATCTCAACGGGAAAGACGGTCACCAACAACCGAGTGAGCCGCATCACGCCGACGTGGCCTGAGTTCGTCGAGCAGCTGAAGGCCGTCGTACGCACGCCGGAGACGCTGAACGAGTACTTCCAACTCGGCCGGCCTGCGCAAGACAAGATCAAGGACGTCGGGTATTTCGTACCGGGATTCTTCGAGGGCAACGTCCGCAAGGCGCGCGGTCTCGAAGAGCGCAACTGCATCACGCTCGATGGTGATCACGCAGGCCCGGGCTTCCTCGAAGACGTGCGAGCGGCCTTCGCGGGCTACGAGTACGTCCTGCACACGACGCACAAGCACACTCCTGCGAAGCCACGTTTCAGGCTTGTTTTCCCGCTAATTCGCGCAGTCAGCGAAGCCGAGTATCCCGCCGCGGCGCGCATGCTCGCCTCGCGCATGAGCATGGACGTATGGGACGACACGACCTACCAGTTCGGTCGCGTGATGCATTTCGCGAGCGCGTCGCTCGACGGCGAGTTCGTGTTCGATGATCACGCGGGCAAGTGGGTCGACCCGGACGATCTGCTGGCGGAGTACCTCGAATGGCGCGACGTGATGGAGTGGCCGAAGTCGAGCCGCGTCACGAACGAGCTGCGCGTCGGCGGCACGCGCGCCGAGAATCCGCTGGAGAAGAAGGGCCCGGTCGGTGACTTCTGCCGCGCCTACTCGATCCACGAAGCGATCGACAAATTTATCCCAGAGCGCTACCTGCGCGGCAATTTCGAAGATCGCATGACCTACTTCGAGAGCACCACCTCGAATGGCGCGGTGATCTACGACGGCGGCCTGTTCCTCTACAGTCACCACGAGAGTGATCCATGCAGCGGCAAGAACGTCAACTCCTTCGATCTCATCCGGCTGCACCTCTTCGGCAAGAAGGACGAGCACACCGATACCGAGATGCTGCCGAGCCTGAAGCCCTCGTACAAGGCGATGCTCAAGCACATCAAGGAAGACGAGCGCTTCCAGACCGAGGCGCGCCGCTCGCGCTACAACCTGCGTGAAGAGTTCGATGATTTCGACGACGCGCCAGAGCCGATCGCGGCTGAGCCGAATGAAGTCCCCGAGTCGCAGGAAACACCGGAAAAACAAGCGAAATCCGACTACCTCAGCCCACCGGACTTGCGCTCGAATGCCCACGGCAGCGGCGAGACGCTGCGCAACCTCGAAGAGATCCTGACGAAGAACGCGCGCACCGCGGGGAAGATCCGCTACAACGAGTTCACGCGCGAGGTGCGGCTCGGCGGGAAGCTCCCCGGGCTGAAGCTGAAGGTGCCCGATGAAGGCATGGAGTGGCCCGACATCGCAGATCTCGCGCTGAAGCTCTTCATCGAGAAGCGCCACAACCTCAGCTACGCCGCGACCGCGATCCGCGAGGGTGTGATGGTCGTCGCGCAGCGCCAGTCGTATCACCCGGTGCGCGAGTATTTCGACTCGCTGGAGTGGGACGGCGTCGAGCGACTCGACACACTGCTGATCCGCACTGCAGGCGCCGCCGACACGCCGTTCCACCGCGCGGCCTGCCGCAAGACGTTCACTGCGGCCGTCGCACGCATCTACGTGCCCGGCACGAAGTTCGACCAGATGCTGGTGCTCGAAGGAGGGCAGGGCATCGGCAAGTCCACCTTCTGGCGCGTGGTGGCCCGGGGCTGGTTCAGCGATGGACTGGTGATCGGCAGCGAAGCGCGCGAGGTGATCGAGCAGACCAAGAACTCGATGATCGTCGAGATCCCCGAGCTGGTGCAGGGCCGGCGCGCCGAGGCCGAGCACCAGAAGGCCTTCATCTCCCGGCAGACCGACCGGGCGCGCGCCGCCTACGCCCGCAGCGCCTTCGACTACCCCCGGCAGTTCATCCTCGTCGGCACGACGAACGACTCGAACTACCTGACGGACGCCAGCGGCAACCGGCGCTGGTGGTGCGTGAAGTGCGAAGCCTCGGAGTTCGACATGGCGGTCGTCGAGCAGGAGCGGGACCAGCTCTGGGCCGAAGCGATCGTGCGCTACCGGGCGGGGGAGCCCCTGTGGCTGGAAGACCCGAGCGTCCGACAGGAGGCCGAGGTCATCCAGAAGGACCGCATGCACGACGACGCGTGGATCGACACCATCCGCGGGTGGCTCGACCGCCCCATCCGCTCGGACCACTGGAAGCGCGCCGGGGGGCAGACGGGCGACTTCGACGACGGCGTGACCATGGTCGAGCGGGACCGGACCTGCGCCATGGAGATCTGGACCGAGTGCCTCGGGGGCGAGCCCGACAAGATCAACCGGCAGGTGCAGGGCCGGATCGCCGACGCGATGAGAAGCATTCCCGGTTGGAACCGACAGGCCGTCCGGCTGGGCGCCCGGTACGGCGATATGGTCAAAGGCTTCGCAAGGAAGGACTCGGTCACATAGCGATCGGTCACGCGATGGGTCACACCGGGCGAGGCGGGCAAGTCATTGACCCGCCTTTCTTTTTGTCCTGTTGTGACTCTGTGACCTTAGTGACCTTCATTTGTCATAGCAGTAGCCGAAGCAGAATATAGAGTAGTCATTGAAAACGAGTCAGGGAAAAAAAAGGGGGTAGGGGGGGTATCGGGGAAAACGCGGTTTCAACGGTCGGCGGTCACAAAACGCTCTTTTCTTTTTAGATATCATAGAGTTAGTCGGTGACCGAGATGAGTCACGTTTTTGGGGTCCGCGCGGCGTGACCCCCCGGAGCGAACTTCGAGGGGGGCTATAGCGGGTTTGCCACAAAAATCAGGGGGCAGTACTGGGGTAAGTGTACTTTCGAGAGGGGTCTCCCTGACAGTATTTCAATTTGTGTGAAAACACGGCTCTGCGCCCC